AATCCACAATCAGAAAGAACTGATACAGGATGCAAAAGAGATGAAGTTCAGGATGGAAGCAGAAAAGCCAGTGTCCCTACTGGCATGTTGTCTTGATCTCAAAGGCTACGTAGAGTCCGAGGGAGTCTATCATTCGAGACTACCTATACCTGTAGATGGAAGTAACAATGGCTGGCAGCATCTGGCTGCGATGTCTAAGGACAGTCAGGCTGGTAAGTTAGTCTCAATTGTTCCTCAGAGTATACAAAAAGACTTCTATGTAAAGGTTGCGAAACGTTTGATTGATAGAATGCCTGAGTGGTTTGAGCAAAGAAATATGCCTATGAAAGCTATCAGAAAGGGCATAGCTAAACGTGGCTCAATGACAAGGGCGTACTCTGCAGGTCAAAGAAAGATTGCAGAGAATATGTTTTACGATTGTAAGACAGAGGGTTATCATAGGAAGTATAAGATCACAAAGGAAGACTGTGATGTTCTGGCAAAGAACCTTATACTAGCCATTAATGATACCTGTGTAGGTCCCCTAAAGACCATGAAGTTTCTCCAGAAAATAACAGACTATGTTCTTGAAAGTGGAGAGACATGCCTTCAGTGGACTACACCGTCAGGTTTCCCTGTGCTATACGAAGTATGGAAACAAAAGAACTTGACACTACGCAGTACCATAGGTGGCCTAGGGCAGATAGGTCATAGCATAAAGATACCTGTAATAAATAAAGAAGGTAATGCTATACCCTGCCGAAGGTCGTTTGCATCAGGCTGTTCGCCTAACTTTGTACACTCTATGGATGCATCACATATGGCTAAGGTTATCGAATCATTCCCTGGGAGCTTTGGGGCAGTACATGATTCGTTCTCAACCCATGCTTGTGATGTAGACAAACTACTAGAGCATACTAAGTGGCAGTTTGCTATGATGTACAATGTAGAAAACTTCTTTGATAAGATAGAATCTTTAATCCTAGAAGACCGTAAGGGTTACTCAGTTAAGCAACCAGAGCTGGGTGATCTTAAGATAGAGGAAGTCATTAGTTCTGACTACTTCTTTAGCTAACATAAAGGATATAAAATGAGTGATGATAAAGTAGTAAAGATGCCGGGAGTTCACAACACAGATGAACCTATCCTAACGGATGCACACCTAGCAGTAGAGGAGGCTTTGGTAGGTGATATTGGGGAAGTACTTGAAAAGTACAGTGGTAGGATATCCAATGTTGCTATGATCGGCTCTCTTAATTTAATCGCAACAATGGTAAGCTTAGGGTCTATAGGAGATAATGATGAGTAAGTACGAGATAATGGAAGAGCTGGAGAATAAGGTAGTTGACTGGGGCTATAGCCGAGGGATACTTACAACCAATGCTCCAGATACATTCATACGGTCTAAGCAGTTAGTAAAGACCGAAGAGGAAGTTAAGGAGCTAGCCGATGCTATTGCCAGTAACAACAGAGAGGAGGCGGTAGATGCCATTGGTGACATACTTGTTACTCTTATCATGCAGACACGCCTGTGGAATACTAATTTATACGAGTGCCTCGATCAAGCTTATGAGGTTATCAGTAAACGAACTGGACGAATGGTTGATGGCATATTCGTTAAGGATGAATAATTATGAGTGAAGAAAAGAAAAATAAATCCTATAACATCATGCGCCATGAAGGTGTAGATGATATGGATTATGTATCAGAGTTAGAGTTAGATCCTAGTGTAGCCTATACACCTGCGATCAATGATGCAATTATACAAAGCATTGCAACAGAGAACTATGCATTCTATCTTGCAGACGGTAAAAGCCCCGAGGAAGCTAGGGCTCTTACAGATAAGATGATTGCGTACGCTAAAGCGAACGTTGCAGAAGCTTTACCAAACCTTGAGAAGAAAGGTTATTAAAAAAAAGGACCCCAATTAAGGGGTCCAATGAATCTTCCATGATTCCTGAGGGGCCTTAACGGGCTCCTCTTTTTTTTTATTATGTATCTAATAATGCCATTGCAGACTTATCAAGGCCTATGTCATCCATAGCATACTGCAGGACTTCATGTCCATAACCTTCTTTGTCAGCTTTAACTTTACTTCTTATCTTTGCTCTGCCTTCTTTAGACTTCTGAGCTAATCTAGTAATATCTCTTTGTGTATTGAAAAAGACAGTCTGCTCTAAAAACAACTGGGCACTATAAAGATTCTGATAGTTCCTTGATTGTTTTGTTTGAACACCACCGCTAACATACTCACCAGTTAACGCCTGAATAAGAGACTGGGCTTCACCTCTTTCTTCCTCTGAAAGTTTAGCATAAGTCAGCATGTTTACTACATGATCTGCAAGAGCTCCATGCTCTGCCTCATCAATCACACCACCTTCCTGCGCTAGCTTACTAAATATCTTCCTCCCTTGCTTAACATTCCTATCCAACCCTTGTACCATTTCATCAATGATAGTAGTTTCAGATGTCATGTTAAACCACTGAGAGTTTATAATGCTTGTCATCTTACCCATTGATCTAAGATCTGTAATGAAAGCATCATATACAGGAAGAACCCAAGGTTCACCGTCAGCTGTTTTACTTAGAGCATTCCAAGCAGGGCCACTAAAAGTCTTAATTACCGTAGCACCGTCAAGTCCTTGAGCAATGTTAGGTAATACAGAACCATGAGCAACACCCCCACTAATACCTCTACGTGCAGTCAAAGGGCTAAGGAATGATTTCTTCTTAGCAATCTCCATGGGTCTAGGGGACTTAGTTTCCTTGATAAGTTGAGAGTACTTAGTAGCTGACTCAAGATCACCTGCAGCTTCAGCTTTAGCTTTTTGTCTTTCCATAGCAGCTATCAAAGGTTTTGCTCTACCTGTCTTCTTGTCTCTTCTGGATGTAGCTTTAAGGTCAACTGTACGTTCTGTACGTTTTGTTTCTTTACCTACAAACATAGACTCACCGCCTGCTGGGTTTGTCACAGACATGTACCTGTTATAGATACTTGAAAAGTCAACAGCAGCTTTTGCTAGATTAGAGAATAACATTACATCATAACCTAAAGTAGACCTAAGAGCCTGCATCCTAATCATATCTAAGAACCTAGCACCCGTAGGTAAATTACCAAAGAAAGATTCAATTTCTTTGTATAACTCTGGATCTGCTACAATAGTTTCGTAGATAGAACCAATTAGATTTTTAGTTTCTTGCCCATAAGGGAAAGTAAGTATAGGGGCTTTAAGGAAAGTTGCTTTGTTTTCTTTCTTAAGTGCTATCTCTAATATCTTACGAAGCTTAGGTATGTCTTGCTCACTATAACCAAACTCTTCCATTATGTTTCTGTCAAACATAGCAAGAGAGGATACCTCGTTGCCCATGTTTAAACGAAGAGTTTCAGCCAAAGTTTCCCTAATATCACCTGCGTATGCCTCTGGTACAGTCAAAACATTTGGTAAGTCTTTCCACATACCAAGTACTTCTTCAGAACCTTCAGCCCTAGTGACACCTATACGAGGCAGTTTATTGTACTGACCTAGCATAACAAAGAAACTAGCAAGACCGTTAGAGATACCGTCAATCTCCACCCCATTAACAGAAGTGTGGAAAGATGTACCATCCTTCATAGCTTGGTCATACTCAGCCATTGCCATCATATAATCGAGATGCTGTATCATATGCTTGTGAGAATCCTTAGAGTTACTTAAGGCTTCTAAGAAAGTCATTAGCTCTTTATCCTGAAGCATAGGCTGTGGTAATGTACCATTCAACCCATTAAGACCTGAGATACCCTGAGGGGTAGTCTTTAGGTTCTTCAAGGAGTTAACCGCACCCTCTTTATCAAACATCCCTAAGTACTCTTTTAACCTACCACCTAGCTTAACAACGTTCTGGTAAGTAGGTGTCTTTTCTTTTATGTTAAACAAAGCATCACTAATTGCCGCTTCTTTTAGTTTACCACCACCACCAAAGAAGATAGTACTAGCAGACCATAAGAAGTTATCCTCTATCTCACCACCTCTTAGCGGTTTAATCTCAACCTTAGCACCAGAGCCAATGACGTTACGCATCAAGTGGCTATTCTGGAAAGATAAGTACTGAGCTGTAGTTAAACGCTGGCTACCTTTCTGGGTTACAAATGTGTGATAGAAAGGTGCATCACCATTCCTAGCAATGAAGTTAAGGGTCTCTAAGTTTTTATTAGCATGTTGATAATACAAAGCCTGTAGCTCATTAGTTCCTGTTTCATCAAGAGGTTTCCCTAACTCATACTTCTTCATCAAGTCTTCTCTAAAAAGCTTTTCTGCTTCCAGCTGCTGTCTGCGTATTGAGTCACCAACGCTAAGTTCAGACTTCCTGTCTATTTCTTTTATCTTTTCGTCAGCAATATCACGCTTAAGTTTTTGAGTAGCATAGATACTTCTAATCTTATTCATACGGGCAGGACCCATATCCATAGCATTAAGAGTAAAGTTAGCGGATTCTATATTAGCCTCTGGTTTCTTTACCGCAGTAGCATATGCATGTACACCAAGCATTAAAGCCAGTGAACCTCTTCTACCATCAATAACATTAGTAACTTGACTAGCATTAATCTTAGCTTCAACTAATGGTTGTGACTTAGGTGTAGGTATAACACCTGTCTCTGTCTTCAACAGCATACCTTCGAAGGGTATAGTGCCAAGTTCAGGTTTCATTGTAAGAAACTTAGCCTTAAAGTCTGGTACTTTTACACGAGATTCTTGTAACTCAATATAAGCTTCAGGTGATAAAGCATAAGACCTTTGAGTAGCTTCACCTGTTCCAGTGTTATAAGTTCCTTTTGTAACAGTGACCATATGTGGAGCAACTGTAGCATAATAATCTAAGAACATTTCACCAATAGCTTCAAAAGTTTCTGGTGTAGTATTCTTAAAGTCATCCATGTAAGTGTCTGTTGGCTCACCAGCAAAGTATGCTTTCTCTCTTCGTATTGCTTGGAATAAAGATCTACCCAGTGCAGCCCTTCCAGCTTGTTCCCTATAAACTTCAGCAGCTGTAGGGTCAACAGAATCCATTTCGATATCTAGAGGGGGTTGGTCTAAGTTAGCCCCAGATTCAAACTCGATATCTCTTTGAGTCTTAACAAGCATGTCTTCAATTACAGCAGCTATTGTAGGTATATAACGAGTATCCAGTATAAAAGGCTGTTGGTTAGCTCCCTCATAGTTAGCCACGCCACCTTTATCATTAAGTTTAATAGCAGTGGGATCAAAGTTAGGATTCTTTATACCAATACCAAGAACTTTATTTGATAGTAGTATGTTAGATCTATTAAGTCTTAAAGGGGCACCTTGAGTATTTACACGCAAGGGTCTTTTACCTTTATCTTCTACCTCAAAAGCTTCTTTATCTAGTACCTCAAGTCCTTCCTGAAACCCAGGATCTGATACTTCTAGCACAGGGTCAAACTGAATTGCGTCTGTAACGCTCATAGTAACAGGGTGGGTGTAGTCAGACTTTTCTGCCATTAAATCAAATCGATCAGCATTATTATCTCCAATCTGATTACGTAAGTTTAGACGATCCCTAGCGACCCCTGCTGCTTCCATGACAGAGGGGACTCTAATATTCTCACGTTCTATTTGTTGCTCAGGGGTTAGACCAAACTTTTCTTGGTTTGCTTGTGAAACCGCTTGGGCTATAGGGGTTTGCTGAGGTTGAGGTGTAGCCTCAGGGGTAGCCTCAGTCTCTACTTGCGTAGCTAACTGAGATTCCTGAGGAGTAACCTGTACATTTCTAAGATCTTCTGCAATAGTTTCAGATGGAAGTGCAATAGGTGGGCCTTCCTGTGGCCCTGTATCTTGTCCCTCTAATCCTAAAGTACCAGCTGTATTTGCTTGGTCTAGTAAACCTGCTTTGATCTTAGCTACCTCTGCTTCTCGAGCTGCTGCTTTTTCTTCCTCTGTAAGTGGCGCTACTTGACCTGATAGTCTTCGACCTTTAGCCATTATTCATCTCCTGTTATCCAATTGTTTTGGACTAGTTCATCGTATATTCTATGTTTTAAAGGTGAGAAAGGTGTCAAAGAAAGACCAGACTTAACTATCTTTCTTGAGTTATCATCCAATGCACCTTGTCCTAATCCATATATGTTCTCAACAATATTAGATGCAGGGGCTTCTCCGGCTACTAAGTTCCAAGTAGCTTCTACAAGTGACCTGCTTCTATCTTCGTATAAAGGAAATAAAAAGTTATTACTAATTATCCTTTCAGTCGTACCAAGTAAACCTGAGCTATACAGAGCACGTAAGTATTTCTCATTATCTGATAAGTATGGAGATCCTTCACCAAACTTAATAAGATCCTTGAGATACTGAGCAGCATACCCTAGCATTAACATGGATGCTAAAGAAGCAAACATAGAGTACTTCATGCCGGGGGTAGCTTTATTGATTGTCTTCCAAATCCTTGGAATATGTACCGCTGTGAACTGAGAAATAAACCCTTGAAACTGCATAAACATAGCAAAGTGTGGATCACTGTATACCAATGGTCGTGTCATAGCCTGAGGCATAGGTACTGCACCATTGACAAAGTTTAACAATCCATTATCAAACTGACGTTCCCACTGTGCTCTAAGCTGGGGGTTATCTGGGTCAGCCTTAACTGCTATAGATAAATCAATCATAGTGTCTACAGGTATACCAAACTCTTCAAGCATCTGACGAGCTTCAACAACTTCATTGGTTTGCAAAAGACCAGCTGAATGGATTTTATCCAAGTTACTGATTAAGAAGTCGTTAAAGAATGCAGCACGCAATGTACGAGTAGCATTAGTTACACTAGTCAAACCAATAATCTTGAAGAAGTTATCCATCAAAGCCTTAGTAAACTCACTTGTCTCAGATACACCAACCAGGGTAGCCTGACCAGTTTTCTGCTGTAGCATACCTATGCGCTTAAGAAGTCCTCGGGGATCTTCGATACCTACGTATCTTGGATCATCACCCATTCTTTCCTTACGAGCTTTAATAGCAGTATCAAAGTTACTACGCTTAGGTGCCACACCCATGATCCTACCTATCTCAGCAAAGTACTCAAACATTTCTCTACCAAGTATCATACCCAGAGAACCAATGTTTTTGTTCAATGCTTGGATGTTTACATTCATAGGGGCTAGTGCAAACTCCACTAAGGACATAGGGGCAGCAAGGGGTAGCATGGTTAGTACACCAACTACTGTCATAAACTTCTGAGCACCACGTACAGCTTCGCTTTCAATACGTCTGTAGTTACCTGAGTCAGCGTTTACAAGGTCCCTTATGTGCATAGCTAGGTCTTGCACTATCTCATCAGCATCAGGGTTACCCTTATCAACTAACTCATCGTGAACTTTAGTTAGCAACTGATCCATTAGTTTATTATTCTTACCTAAGAACTTCAAAGATGTCATGTATCGTGCAGAGCTTTTCATGTTCTGCTCAAGGTTATCAAAGATATTGTTCTGCAAGAACCCATCAAAAGCCTTACTATCTGCAATGTCTAATGATCTACGCTTGAATCCTGCAGGGTATAGACCACCTCTAGTCAAATCAAATGCATCCTCTAATGAGTTAGCATCTGGGTTATCTAGTATAGTATCTGTAACAGCCTCTGCATTTTCCTTGCTAAGACCTTTCTCCTGCATAAGTAACTTAATAAAAGTATCTTTATCCTTAGCTATTTTCTCTTTCAAGAAAGCCTTACTTCTAAAGATGTGATCCTGTAGCTTACCTATTAACGGCTCAGATGTTTGACTCTGCCTAGCAGTTATGTTTTTCCACATAGCATTATCGACAGCATACAAGTCTGTTACAATATCCTTTAGAGCCTGAGAGTTCTTTTGAAACCTAGTTGGTAAATTATCCCAATCAATAGCTGCAATAACTTCAGGTCCTGTTAGACGCTCTTTGTTGCTACTTTTCTTACCTTTAGGCTGAGTAATAGGCCTGATAACTGTACCATAGAAATCGTAGATAAGTGCAGACACTTCTGTACGTTGCCTACCATACCTTTTACCTTCTGTCTGGAAAGTATTAAGTATGTTTTGTATAGTACCACCACGAAGCATACCTTCAAAGCCTGTGTAACTTGCAACCTTATCTGAAGTAAAGTCTAATCCAGCTTGCACTTGGTTCTTTCTTCCACCTAACATGGAATAAATCAACCTAGCAGAAGGACTTTGATTAAGTAAGTCAACAGTCATCCGAGTATCTAATGCAGTACGTAGGGCAGCTACAGGGTCTTTAAACATATCAACTAGTTTATCAGACCTAGGTGTTGCACTCCTACGTTCTTCACCTTTATCAGCATACTCTTCAAGCCTAATCACAGGACCACCAGATCCCATAAGGATATCAGCCTGCTCTTCTAAGGACAATTGATCGAAGTTTTCAGGAAGCTTAGCACCTTTCTTTACTAGGGGCTTACCTTCTCTCTGTGAAACTTCATCCCACTCAGCATCAAGTGCTTCATCAAGGTCTCTTACCTTACCAAACTGTTCAACTTCTTCTTCTTTCCAAGTTGTAGCAGCCTCATCGTATCTTTTATCATACTCGGCCATAGCTACGCTAGCATCTTTCCATGCACCAGCTTCCCAAACAGATCCGGGTGCAGCAAAACCAGCACCCATAAGCCCACCAGCAACTAAAGCATTAGCCAGTCTGTCTTGGAGTTTATCGAAGTTCCATACTTCATCTGATCCTATAACTACTGCAGTATACTGGGTAAGCTCTTGAAGCATTTCCGTACTGCCCTCAAAAGCTGCACCAGCTGTAAGGTCCTTAGTAAACTGTTTTAACAATACGCTTTTACGTAGTTGTTGGTCTACTTTTTCCTTAACACCTGCAGACAATGCTGCAATCTGACGCTTACTGCTTCTTGCAAGGGCAAGCTCAGCTTGTTCTCTAGTTAGTACGCCTGTAGTAGCTGAATCACCTGCTTCCTTACCTAGTACAGATATGATACGTTGTAGTGATTCACCTTTAGCATTTTGAACAGCCTCGATAGCAGCCTCTTTAGCTTCTCCAGTCATAAACTGAGAAGGTTTAAGAAGACCTAAAGCTCCTCTAAGACCAAAGACATCTAAAGCAGCAGCTATTGACCCACCTACGACAGCAGAAGTATAGCTTTTATCTTCAAGCTCTCCCGGCATTTCGTCAATAATAAGACCAGTGTACATCATAACAGGTGCAGATAAACTAGCACCTCCGGTTGGGCCTGCTAGCAACAGTGAAGCTGCAGTTACACCCATAAAGGGTAAGGACATTGCAAGGTTAGCACCTAAGTACTCCCCTATTTGGTCTAAGTTAGTCCAATCTACATCTTTATAGTCTAAACGTACCTTAGGCATGTCTTTCAGTCTGCTTTTACTATAATCAACCCGACCTTGCATGTAAGCTTCAGCTTCATCAAAGCCAGCTACGTCTAATCCCATAGAAGCTATCTGGAAGAAAGAGTTTCTAACCATTTCTAAAGCATTATCAAAGGATTGAGAGTAAGGTGTCTTAGATCTGTTATCAAATGTAGCATTTTTGTTACGTAATACCACACCTGAGAACAACTCAGGCATCAAAGCAAACTCTGCTTCGTTAAAAGCTAGCTGTTTTGCTACAAATTGCCCGTTAGTGGGTGCATATTCTGCAGTTCTTATCAGTTCAGCAGCTAATTCTATGTCAGTCTTAGGTTTTTTAGGGTCTCTGATAGCCCTTTGTCCCATATTATAGACATAACGAGAGTATTCCTCGTCAGACATAGTTTCTTTTGTATTACCAATAAACGTTGGAGTAGCAATGCCGGAAGCAATAAGGAAATCCGTACCAGAATTACCCTGATCATCTACCATATCACCAATATTTCTACCATAGCTATCTTTTTCATCAGTTATTACTGGGTTTGTAAAGCCATATTTATTAAAAAGAGCAGAGACTATAACTTTAGTTACGTCACCCCCACCCTCTCCTCGAATAAAACCTTTGTCAGCAACAACTTTATTAGTCTCAGCTAGATCAATTCCACCTAAACGGATCTTTACTCCAGTTTCTTTGTTTTTAAATGTATCTCCATCTACTGTAACAAAGCCTGAGGTTCCGATATTGTAATCGGTTTCAAAGCGAGCAGCCTCAGGTACTGCTTCACCCTTTACTGTTTCTCCAGAAGCAAACATAGCTACCGCATCTGATACCCTTTTCATGCGCTTATGCACACCACTGCCCTTTTCTTTAGACTCTCTGTACTCCTTGTGGTCTAAGAACTCTTCGGCAGCTGTGTGATAAAAACCTTGGTTAAACAATTTTAAGAATGTAGGGGATTGACCTAAGTCTCCCCTGTATTCTGCTTGAATTAACTCAGCTTGCAATGTATCAGGCAACTCTTTAAGGTTAGGTATTCTACGTTCAGTTCTTTCAACATGATGCTGGAAAGCAGCCTCAAAGCCTTTTTCAATCCACTCACCAGTCTGACCTACCCCTTGAGTTAGAATACCTTTAGTGTCCAAGTATGGAGTAGCAACGTACCCCTCCTCTTCTACAACTCTTTGCTCAGCATAAGTCAAAGGTCTTCCAATGTTTTGAGAGACCTGCTCTACAGCCTGAGCCCCGTGGTAGACTTTCTTTTCTTCCGATGGGGCCTCTGGGGTTAAGTCGGCTTGAGATCCTTCTATAGGCTCCAACTCTTCTTCTTCTTGGTTTTGATTTATAATGTAGCTCATAACCGACTACTCTCCTATTAACATATTTATTTTTTAAGTTCAGCCATTAACTCTGCTATGTCTTCATTGTCTGAAGCAAATGATTTTTGAACAAAAGCAAAGAACGGAGATACAAACTTAGACTTATCACCTTCGCTAAATGAATCTTTAGAGTAACCATTCATTCTGCCTTGGAAGCCTTTTTCATTAATGACTTTCTTGCCATAGATGTCAGCCATCTTAGATAAAATAATTGGGGTACTTAATCCTAAGTCTTTAGCATAAGGGCTGTTTTCAATACCATTCATTATTACAGAAATAGCATTGTTACCAACTTGCGCTTCTCCCTTTTCATCTGCAGGTATCTTAAAGTAATCCTGAGGTATTCCGTTTGATGTTAAATCAAGCTTCATACGTTGAGCATCAAGGAATCCAACTAAGTCTTTACTATCGACAGTCTGACCACTTTCAAAGGATTTAAGCCACTCTCTGATACCATTAACAGCTGCTTCCCTAACAAACTTATCATTAGGATCTACACCTGCTGGTAAGGTTGATAAGAACGCCATCAAAGGTTCTGATAAAATATTTTCATTAGTTGCAGCTTGCATCTGTGAAACTAAATCATCCAACTGCGTAGACTCCATAGAGGAGTTACGTTGTTTTATTTGAGCTATAATAGCCTTAGCTTTGTTTCCTGCAAACTCGAGGTACTCACCTTGGAGTTCAGCCATAGTTTTACCAGCTTGAGGTTCAAACCTACCATCATCAAAAGTTCTTAGCTTAGATAAGTCAACAGGTGACCCTGCTTCGATCCCAAAGACTGATGGATTATCTGGGTAAAACAATGTACCATCTTTACTAGTTGAGCCTGTAAGGTTAGTTTTAGTTTGACTATCATACACAGTAAACACTTTAGTAGGGTCTACCCTTTTATCTAGAATTAGTTTGGCTTGCTTTTCACCATAAAGTTTTTCTAATTCACGATCAGCTTTAGCCTGAGCAGCTTGCTTTTGCCATTCATTCTCAAGAACAGCAGAAGCTAGGGTTACTCCATCATAGCCTAAGACTCTTGAGGCAGTGTAAGCAAATAAAGCTCTACGTAAAGACGGATCTTCAAACCCTTCTTTAGCAATGTCTTTAATGCCGTTCCATAGGCTTTTAAGGAATCCGGGTTTTTCATCACCGTTTTCGTCAACGACTACTACTTCCTCTTCCTCTGTTTCTGTATTAGTTGTTGTAACAACCTTACCCCCAGGTTGTACACCTGAGACCTTGAGGCTTTCATCAACTTGCTTAGAAGTGTCGCTACCAATAAGTTCACCTGAAGCTTCTGTTTCTTCTGTGGTTACAACCCTTAATGGAGGTCTTACCTCAGGTTCAGGCTCAGGCTTAGGTACACCACCTAATCCAATCATAGGGCTATCAGGGATAGTTAATTTCGTACCGCTATCAATTGTATTAAAGTCTACACCTAACTCGTCAGCTAACTTTCTAGCTTCAACAACAAGACCTGCATCAAGTAACCTTTGAACCTTGTACGTTTTATCTGCAAGTTTTTCTGCTTCGTAGGTATCAATTGTCTTTTGACTATTTTTAATTCGTTCCTCTAAACGTTCAACCTCTTTAAGAGCCGCAGGATCCATGTTACCCTTAGCTACTTGTTCTTTTAAAAAGTCAATCCTAGCTTGATCATTAGCCATAGCTGCCGGCATTAGACTTGCACGCATAGCATCAATTGGACTAGTAAGCCAAGTAGGTAAATCAGTTTGTTGACCAAAAGTAGGTTCAGGTTTAGGTATGTAATCTGAAGCGGTTTTGTTTAGAATATCTTCTACGTTATAACTAAATGGTAATTCAGGGACCTCACGTTGAGGTTTAACACCTAAGTTACCATAGCTATAAGCTGGTCCACCTACTTCTACTAAGTTATTTGGGTCAAATTGAGCTTCAGCTTGTTTTTGATACTCAGGTTTTAAATTACCTGTAGAAGGATCATACAGATTAGGATCATTTAAGTCTAGCACAGTACTAACTGGCTTAACACCTAAGTTACCATAGCTATAAGCTGGTCCACCTACTTCAGCTGGTTTAGGCACTTCTTGTACTGAAGGTACATCACCTTCACCATCCTGATAGTAAGGGCTTAAGCCTCTACTAACTCGATCTCTGTAGTTAGCTACGGCTTTATCTTGGATCAATTGACCCCGTGGGCTTTGCCAGTTAACATTACCAGAAGCCAGTAGCTCTATTTCATCTGGAGTAGTAGTTGGAACTATAGCTGGCATTTGTACTTCCTTACCGTCTATTTCAACTCCAATGGTTTGCTCTGTCATCATCTTGCCATACTGGTCTGGGAATGGACCTAAGAATCCTTGAGCAGATTTAGTGGTACCATCAGCCCTTAACATATCTTTTCTGGGTATAGGCTCCCTGTTAGCTAAAGCTTCTTGATTGCTAGCAAAATAATTCCGCATGTACTCCCCTGCATCCTGGTAGGGTGCTTTAGGTGGAGGTGTTTGGAACTGATCTAGAACAGGTGGGACTACGCTGTTAGGGTCTGGCAACGGAATGTTAGTTCCGGGTATAAGACCTTTCTTTTTGTCTTCATCGTCATCAATGTCGTGCATTAAACCCATGAACAAGTCAGACATTGTTTTTAAATCGTTAGCCATTACTGTTCTCCTTTATCCCCGTAGTCTCCGTCCGGGTAAGCCTCGTTTCATTCTTTGTTGTCTATTAAGAGCTGCTTGTTGATAAAGATCAACTGGAGCCCCAACAGCTTGATTATCTATTGACATGCTACGGGTCTGAGTTGTACTCCGAGGTTGTTCTCTAGTTAAGATATCTAAAGCTACAGGCGCAGAAGCAACAGCAGCTTTACCAGCACCAGAAGCCAACTGGCTACCTAAAGTGCTACCTGCTATATCACCTGCTGCCTTTTTAGCCGCTTGCTCAGCAGCTAGTTTAGCAGCGTTAGCGTTTATAGCAGAAGTAGACATCCCTAATTCAACAACAGGGGCTGCACTGGCTACAGCTCCGGGTACAGTGGCAGCAGCTCCTGTAGTAGCAGCTCCTGTAGTAGCAGCAGTCCCGCCAGCTCCAAGAGAAGTACCTAATACACCTCCAGAACCAATACCTGCTGCACCCATAGCTGGGCCTAGTAAACCTAATCCAAGACCCATAAGAGCACCTTTCTTTCTGTCTTTTGGATTAGCTAAAGCACCTAATGCTGCTCCACCTAATGACATTGCTAACAATGGTAACATTACTTACCTCCTCCCTTTGTTGTTTGAATACTGCCAAAATCAAGACCGCTAAGCATAGCCGCAGCATCTCGTATGTTTTGACGAGGTGCAGTCTGTCCAAACTCAAATCTTTCTCTTGCTGCATCAATTTCAGCTTGAGTGTAACCTTCCTTAGCAGCACCAACGTCTTGAATAATTTGAGACTGAAGCAAAGCTGAATCTTGTAGTTGAGGTAACTGTTGCATCATACCAAGCTGTTGTCGTCTATTAGAGTCTACAATACCTTGGAGAGCTTTAGTCCTTGCATCTGTTACTTGACCTGTTAAATTAGAAATAGCACGCTCTTGTTGGATAGCAGCTCTATCGCCACCAAATGCTCCACCTTGTACAGCGGCAGTAGTTAACTTAGGGGCAATAGTTGTCTCATAGTTAGATACTAGTGGTTTAGTAATAGCATCTAAATAATCTTGCGTTCCGGGATCCTTTAAGGGATCATAAGCCATAGCATCTTGGAACCTAGCCATAGCAGTATCGCTAAGTGCTCCTGTGCTTCCTGCAGCATCTAGCTGGGCCGCAAGACCTGCTTCAGTGTCAGAAGACATACCTGCTGTTGTGTCGCCCCCATAGAACTCCATAGGGCCTAATGCTTCCATATCTCTAGCATAACCTAACTGTTGGTTTAGTATAGCCCTTTGCTCTGGGGAAGGCTCAACAGTTGTAGTACTTGTACCACCACCGCCTTTACATTGAAGCATATAGCTATCTGTAAAACAACCTAGTTCTGAATCGTAGCTACTTTGAAAAGTAGTTCTTTTACCTTTAAGTTTCATTTAAAAGTCCTTTATTATCTGAGGGGTTCTTTAAGGATTTACCAGCTATGGTATATCTCTCAGAGAATCCGTGTTCTTTTAGAGGCCTTAACCAACCCCTCCTACCGAAGACTTGTATGTCATCACAGTTGTTAGTGATCGCCCAATCTTCAATTAATTTAACATGATCTAGTGCATCGAGGACACCTTCCCCCGTTTCACCACCCAAGTAACATACTTCACAAGTTCGTTTACTGGGGTAGTCAATGACATGAGTTATAACTGTAGCTACAAACTTGTCATCAAGGGTGCCTACCCATAGCTGCTTAGTGCCATCTATAAGGTCTTGAGCTATGTGTTTTAGTTTACGTTCACCCTGCCCATACTCTAGGGCAGACTCTATGTGCTCTAAACAAGCAACGGGTAAATCTTTAAAATGTTCTTTTGTCCACATGCAAAGCATATAGTCCTCCGGTTAACCTACGAATGCCCAAGTAGACCCAGTGTACCTGTACAAGCCAGCACCACTAGACCCGTTAAAGCCCCCACCAGTTCCATCGCTCATAGCAAGGTACCCTGTTAAGGCATCAACTGGCGGGTAGCTCAGGGGGATCATAGGTATAAATTGAGAGAGAGTTCTTACACTCTCATTAGTTTTATTAATTTCTTGTTGAACTGACCTAGCGTCATAGTTTACAGGAAGCATTATCTAAACCCTCTTACTCTACCTTTAATTTCCATATTAGTTATTTCCCAAGTATCTGCATTATTGTTTGAAGATATCTTTAGGAATAGGTATCTACCAGAGACCCTAACTTTATAATCAGCATAAGACCCGTTTACATAAAAACTATGTTCAGGGTTAAAGGTAGGCTCATCGTTAATGTTCTCAGCAAATCCTATTTCAACTAATGGAGTACCAGCACCTATCTTACCAACCCTTATACTTGTTATTTCTTTAATAGAGTAAGGGTCATCAAGATCGTGGGCTTTTGTAATACCATAAGTAGAATGACTAGAAGTAGACCCATCTTCAAAATATACATTACCTGTAGGATCAGATGTAATATCATGGTTAAATACGCCAGATATTTGAGTTGCGCTAGAACCTACTGATTCTATACTAAATGTTTTGTTAGAATAGTTATAAGTAATCTGAGTGTTAGGCTTAGTATCCATAATAGGCAAGGACCAAATAACCTCATTGTTTACTTTGTTATGATAAGCGACTACCTGAGGATATTCTGATTCTGCAATATTATCTCGAATGTATTTGTTAATACCTTCTACATCTCCTATAGCTTGAACAGAGTTACCATCAGTAACAAATAACCCTCTCTTTGAAAGGCCATAGTTAGTTGAATCTACAGCTACTACAGACTTAGAAGATACTGCACCAGCACCAGAAGCAAAAGCAGTAGAGTACCCAAAGTAATATGGGGCACCAGTGTACTGCAAGATAAACATCTGATCTTCTGTGTAAATAGCCTTAGCATCCCCTAGGGGTACTATAGCTTTTAAAGGTGATGATGCTTCTCGTAGCGTAAGACTACCCGCAGCATTATTCGCTGCAGCTACCCATGTATCTGGGTTGTCTGTATCACACCACGCAACATCATAAGGATGTTCTGAATTATCTTTATCATAGTTAATAGCTAAGATATGAGGTCCAGATTTATCTAAAGCTGATACTCTAGTAAAAGGGCAATCAGACACTGTTAGTGATAACTGTAAACCTGTCCCAGAACCTGAAGTAGACGCTTGGCTTATAGTGTTGCCATTAGCATAGCCAGATCCGTAGTTAGTTACCTTGAATCTTGTTACAGACCCTGCACTAACTGCTGTTACAGTTCCAGCAAAACTACTACCAGATCCTCCAGAAAAGGTTATATTATCCCCTACAGCATGATTATTTCCACCTAAAGAAATACTAGCACCTGATACTTTACCAGCACTTAGTTCAGCAAATGTTTCATTATTCTTTTTAATCTTGATAGGGCCAACGTTATCTGCTGCTAATACCCAAGTACCAAAGTTAGTAAATGACCATGCAGTAGCAACAACAATGCCTTCATCCCAGACAGAAACAGCTCCATTGTCTTCAACCCAAGTAGAGCCTCCATCTGCTATATCCCAAACACTAGCACCTGCGGTTTCTACTAAGCTATAACCTGTACCCACTTCTGTATTTAAAACAAGGGGCTCATCTAGTTTCCATCTATAAATTTTATTAAGATCACCTAGGTAAAGAACCTTAGTGTCATATTCATTAATAGCTATCATCCCACGTATAGGTTGTGAGCTAAAGTTACCTATTAAAGATTTACCGGGCTTACGCCTAATAGACGTATCTGTAAACTGTAACCCATCAACTTCAGCCCAGAAAGGAATGCTTTTATCAAATTTATTTGTTTGCCACCCAGACAATAACAGAGGTGTTAAGTCTGCAGGAAAAAAGTTCCTAGGTGTTCTCGGGGAAGTTGCCATACTTTATCTCCTATTTGTTGTGTACTACAACACCATCTACGACATAGGTATCATTACCATTTATCTCTGGTGTGTCACTTCCAGATACGTTTAGATTGTATACAGGATCTGTAGTAACTTCTAAGTCGATACTAGTGACTTCTTCCTGATACTCATTACCCTCATCATTTACCCGTACTATCATGTCCCCTACTTTTAATTCAGTTATTGTCATTTCAGGGTGTACATACATTGCAGCTTCGGGGTCTATAGCCTTCCAGCCTTCTGATGTTTTTATTGGGTGAGCTGGAGTTGTCTTAAGATGATTAATTTTAAAGATAGGTCTTTCACCTTCTTCGATAGTACGAAGCTCAATAACTTCGTTTACTATTCCGTTATCACCTATAACTTTATCCCCTGCTTCTATCTCTGATATTCGTTTAGTGCTAAGGTCTTCCATAGAAACCCAAGAGTCTCCGGGGAAACAACCATAGCTTCCACCACCACCGCCAGTGTAATTAAATAAATCTTCAACAAAGTAAGTAAAAGTATCTAATACTTGATTGTCTGCATTATTTTTTACAACTACAGTTACATCGATATCTGTAGATTGAGCAGCTAGATATCCATTAAATCTTAATACATTTCCAACTATGCAACTTAAGGTTTTTGCGTTATTAGTGTAAGACCCACTAGACCATTTAGTGCTATAAGATGTACCTGCAGTAGGCCAGTTAGAGGAAGAGTTAGTTTTCCTTTCAAGAGAAAAATGAGCAGAAGACCCAACGCTGCCTGAAACCTCTACCTTTAAAGTAACATCTCTAGTGATAGTAATGCCGTTAGTTAAATTACTACCTTCGTTATTAAATCCACTATCACTGTAATTATTAAAGCCTGTTTCTGGTAAATAAAATGTTCTTGCCCAAACTTGATTTGATCCAATCCAAACTTCACTTATCTGAGAGGTACCAATGTATATTTCATTTATTTTATTTGCACCAATATAGATATCCATAGTTTAAGTCCTGAAATAAATTGTAGTACTGTTTGTTCCCGTAGCACTTGTCGATACGCTGTAGTTATCCCACTTAGTAGCGTTAGTTGCAGTAGTTGCGCTTACAGCATTATCACCTGTCCCAAGCTTACCATTAAGTGCAGTCTGTAATCCAGATACATCTGAGATAGCAAGGGCATGGTGAACAGGGTTTAAAAGTACCCATGTGTTATTAGAACTATTATATATTAAATCTAAGTAATGAGAAGTTCCTCCAATTTGACCTGAAGATAAAGAACTACCATCTAAGTTTTTTATAGTAGCAGCACCAGTTGCATCTACGTTTAAAGTAGCACTGCCAGTATTAGCTTGGTGTGCCTTTACTATGATTCGGGCACCTTCTGCTTTAACAACATTATTAGAAAAGTTAGCAGAATAAGCTGTACTTGAACCAGTAGTAGATACTACATCAAGCGAGGATCTTAATATCCCATTAATTTCATTTTTAGCTTCAGTGAAGTTATCTCTCACAGATTGGGTTGTCGGTGAACCCGTTGTTGGGTTACTGTCATTAATCTGACTAGCCATTAGTAATTCTCCTTTTTATTTTTCTCTTTGTACGCCTTTAGTTTTTTCTACGGTACGCATAGCGCCTAAGCCCAGCATACCCATAAGGACAGGCATCATTTCCGAAAGAGCTACAAGGGGAATACTGACTGCAGAACCGGCAAGAGCAAGCGTAAAGTTTGCCAGCGGTATAATAATAAAGTTACCTGCCATCCCAGCCACGCATACCCAGCCAACAGCCGGACGCCAACCTGCGACAAACAAACTCTTATGAGCTGCTTCAGCTTTGTTAACTTCGATTTGTGCCTTAGCAAGTTCCTGAGCATGTTTCTCAGCCATCGTAGAAAGTTCAAAAGCGATAGCATTCTTTTTGTCTTTGTCCTCTATAAATTTGTCTAGTAATCCTGTAACAGGTCCGATTAATTGTGATAGCATTGTTATCTCCTATTTACTCAAAGGTCCTTTACGATACCTTGCAGTTTTCTTTGCAATCTTCTTTGGTTGTTTAGAGAACTGCTTACCCTTACGAGTGTCCTCCCTCTTTTTCTTACTAGTAGCCGCATACTCTTTAGCTGATAGGGCACCTCTAGCTTTCTTAGGTAAGTACCGTTCACCAGTAGCTTTCTTGCCCTGTGTGCTAGGTTTACCTGACTTAGTACCCCACTTTTCTTTAGTCCACTTAGTCATGGACTTCTGGGCTTTAGTCTTTTTACCTGAGTATTTACCGCCAGCTTTACGGTACCTCTGTCCAGCTAACTGGGCTTTACGAGCACTCCACTGTCCGGGTTTACCACCCTTACTACCAGCTTTAACACTAGCAACAATACGTTTCCATAATGCTTCGTTTGACCTAGCCATAGTTATTTACCTTTCTTTTTACCTTTACCGTAGCTCATAGCTTTCTCCTTTGCTTTACTTGATAGTTCTTCGAAATGAAAAAGTTTTGCAGACAAAGGGCTATGAGTAGCACCTGAGTGAACTTCACCATTCGGCATCTTATGAGTAGCACCCTTATGTGGAGTACCGTCTTTTGTATAATGCATTACACCTTTAGCCATTACCATTTCACCTTATTAGCCCAGTAAGCAGCAGACAGGGGCCCCTTAGCAATGTTCCTACGGTGCCTAGCCTTAAAGCTTTTACGTTTAGCTTTCATTTTAGCAGACTCACCTGCCTTAGGTTTCCCTGCAGTAGATGCACCTTGTTCTCCAAAGCGAATAGTCTTGATTGTATCACCTTGCTTAGCCACAACAATGTGTGACTTCGTAGGGTGGTTAGGGGTCCTCTTAGGTTTATTGTACCCAGAGACCCCTGCTCTTTTGAGTCTTGGGTCTTTTAGTGGCATAGTTATTTATCCTTATGTATTAACTTTTGGATAGTTTCAGATTCATAGATACGAATACCTAACCATATAATTGTCAATAATGAAGCTACGGGTGGTAACCAAGCAACAAGGCTTAGTACTCCTGTACTTGCGGCTGCTATATCCATAACTTGTTTGGTCTCTTCCTCGATATCACTGAGTTGCACAATGTGTCCTCCTTTACTTGAAAAAGTTTACTATTGTGTAGGTTAACCCCACGATAGACGGTATAGCAACTAAAGCTACAATTACGCCAGTAAATATTTCAACAATAAGTTTTTTGTTTTTAGCTTTCTTGCGAAGTATCGCGTTCTCTTCTTCCTTTCTTTTTCTTTTACAATCAGACTGAAACTGTAACCAATCGTCATACATATTGGCTCTACCTGCATATATCATTATTTCCCTTAGCTCCTCCTCTTGTTGCTTGAGGGCTTCTAAGGCCATGAATGCTTCCATGTCTGATTTGTTTCCATTTTTATTAGCTTTCTTAGCTATAGAACTTTTGGAATTAAAGTATGAACTAGCCTGCTGTGCCACACTTGCTAACTCTTGTCCATTAGCTATTGTCTTTTTAATAACTGCAAAAGCTGCATTAGCAGCAGCGAGTTCAGCTAGCATCTTTGCTCTCCTTGTATCACCTTGTTATTCCATAATCACCCAATGAGTAATCTTCGGGGTACTCCATTATTAATTTAGGAAGAGTAACACCTTTATGAAGTTTATTATCATCTTCCATTTGTTTTAGCTGTATTAAATAAAACTGCATCCAGTCGTAATTACTATTTCCCTCAGACACCATTGCTACTGTTCCCGGTTTTGTCTGGTCATAAAGATAAGTAGCAGGCTTTTCATCAGTAGTTCTTACATCTAAATTACCTAACACTGCTTGATCTTTTAACATATACATTTGCAAAGTATCTTCACCAACTACTACACTGTTAGGGAATTTAAACTCTGCTGCTTTACGACTAAACCATGTTACTCGTGAGTGAGCCTCAGATCCTTCAGAATATTTTTTAGATTGATTGTAATACTCTGTATGTAGGTTATGGTAAAACTCAGCTCTATCCTCCTCTAATCCATGCTCTTCAATAAAGAATTTAGTATAATCAAAGTTTAAAAGTTTATCGTAATTAACAGTGAATGGCTGAGATAATAAAGTATTCTCTGGTTTAAGTTTTACACTTTTTTGATTTAAAAGAAATAAAGCATCAGGTACTTTTTCTAAGGACTCTAAGTTTTTATAAAACCAAACACCATGGGGTGTTAAGAGATCGTCCCCATCTGCTAAACAACAGTAGTTATCTTCAGACTTTAAAAATATATCAAGTAAAGAGTTTTTACCAGTTGCCGGAGTACCATCACTTTCAGTTACATGGTACTCTATATTGTTCTTTTCACAGAAACTTTTAGCTAGTCTTTTATGGTAATCATTTAAAGTGTTAATAACTACTACAGCATCTTCAGGGTCTAAGTTACTATACTTAGGATCAAAAAACCTAGCCAATGCCGGTTGATCATTAGATGTTAAAATATAAAATCTCAAAGTACTACTCCTCTTCATTAAACAGTTCTATTGCATTTAACAAAGCTTCTTGTACTTCGTCATCAGGGACATCAATAATATTTACTTCGTACACAATATTATCTTTTGAAAAGCAAGCCCACTTTGCTTTTGGTTCTTCTCTTACTGTATATTCCATAGCATACCTACCTTAAAATGACTAGCTTTTTATCTTGTGTAGTACTACCAAAAGGGTTGCTGTTAATACCCGTCCAAACCCATTTTGTATAGTTATAGTAACTTCCAGCGGAATACGTTGCACTGGACCGATAATTAAAAAAGACAGGGGTTGTTGATCCAGAACCCGTTAAGTATTGTGGCCTAATTTCTATAGTGGTAAATCCCGAATTTCCGTAAGAGTATCCTGAAAGGATTAATACAATCTGTTTGCTACCAGTGGTGTAATAGCAAGAGATAAATGACGCATTATTTCTAAAGTCTACAGTCCCGTCATTAATAGTCCCGATATACGAACCCGCTGGGTAAAAGTTTCTGTAACCATATGCACCCCCATCATTAGTGTTAAGCCAAGTACTACCTACGGTAATAATTTGCTGATCTTTACCACCTACTTTACCATAAAAATTATTAGTACCAATAGATAAAGGGTATGCTCTATTTGCTAGACTTCTTAACCTTGAATCATTAAAGTCAAGATTCTGGTCAGTGCCGTAAGCAACACCCAGCGCTTCAACAGCAATATCACTAAAAGAAATTTGACCTGAGCTTTGTAACGCCATACATTATTACTCCCAAGGTAAATTAGTTTTAGTTTCAGGGTTTATTTTAAGATTTAAATTGTTAACTACAGATTCCTCTAATTTAAGAACTTCTTCTTCTCCTAAAGAATCCTTAACCCAACCTATAACTTTCTCTTCTGTTACACTTTCCCAATCTATAAAACTTTCAGACTCAGATGTAGCATCCCAAAAATCTAATATACCGTAAAGCCTTTCTCTGTGTAAAATTTTATCATTCTCGTTACCCCCTTCGAGGTCTACCCATTCAAAAGCAGAAAGCTCCCAATGGGCAGCACGAATGAGTCCAGTATTTATATCAGTATCTAAACTATCTATTCTCCAATTAAATTGCATTTTTATTTCTCCAATTCATATAGTCGTGATTCAAGTTTATCTACTTTTTCTGATAGCTCTTTTACAGCTTCGATAAGTAACGGTGTTAGCTTCTCATAGGCTACAGTTTTGTAGTCTTTACCTATAGCAGAAGGCCTAATAACTTCTGGTAATACTTTTTCAACTTCTTGAGCTGATACACCAACTTCTAAACCATTCCACTCCGCACCCTCTAAGATTGCTTCTTCATTGGGGGTGTAGTAGTATCCGTTTAAGGTATTAAGTTTTTCTAAGGGGTTTTCAATAGTACCCTTTAAATCTTTAAGACGTTCATCAGAGTAGTAAGCTGTAATATTACCAGTAGCTACAATAGAGCCTACAACGTGTAAAGCTGCGGCAGGGCCTGTAGTCCCTATACCTAATCTACCTAGGTTATTAAGCCTCATCTTTTCACCAAGTGAGCCTTGCTCCCAAGTAAAAGACCCTGGGGTACCTGTACTGCTGTTTTGTGTAAACCTACCTGTATTACCAAAAGTGTTTATTCCAAAATAACCATTTGCAGTATTAGCGTTATATATTCGGAACTGAGGAATAACCCCTGTAGTATTGTTATCCAAAGTAATCATTGGATTAGTATCTGAATCAATATGTAAAGGGGCTGTGGGGCTGCTTGTTCCAATACCAATCTTACCGGTACCATCAGCCTGTATTATTTCTCTCCAACCAGGGCTATAGCTGCTACCTTGATCGTTATATACGCAAATCTTGGTTAAACCTGTACCTGTTGTTGGCCTTGTTATACGCATATGCTTATAGGTGCCACCCCATGTTTCAATAAGGCATCCCGCTAATTCAATAGTACCAATAGTAGAATGTCCTGTTACAAGATCACCACTACCCGCATAAGACCATTGAACTTTAACTGTGACATAGTTATTATTAAAAGCTCCGTAGTTATTGCTCAACTGCGTTATTAGATCGGCTGTAGTTGTAGCTGTGATTACTGCATTGTTATAAAACCTACCAAAACCAGTAGCTTCAACACCATCTAGCTGGTCAGCATCTAAGCCTGAGCCTGAGCCATCGTTGCCCTGTGTCCACACTTTGTATGAATTGCTTGTAGTGCCATCACGCCACATTGGGAAATCATTTTGTGTATATAGAGTACCTGTCCTACCACTAGCGTTTTCAAAAACATAACTAGGTGAAAATGTAGCATGGTTGCGGTAGCTAATAATCCCTTCTTGGAAGTCATCGTGGCTTACTTTAAGGCCGATGTTCCCACCACTAGTTATAGTACCGCCAGTGAGGTTTAGCTTTGCATTAGTATCAGTTAGCTGAAAGTCTGTGCCGCTGAGAGTAATCCCGTTTGATGCAGTGTAGGTTGTGTTATTATCACTGCTGTCAATAGTAAAGTTAGGGTATGTCCCTGTAACGGATGTAGCCCCAGTACCTGTTAAAGATACAGTCTGATCAGGTGCGCTATTAGATATAACCCCACCGCCAGATATACCAATACCAGTGCCTGCACTTATTTCTCCAAGTACAGAAGTAGTAAAGTCAGTGCTGACTGCTTGATTTGATACGTTGCCTAAAAAGAATTGACCATCATTTAGGTTTGGAGTAGCAGCAGAACGGCCTGAGCCTGAAACCAGAATAGAACCTGTACTTGCATGAACCCTTTCTACCTTGCCAATGTTTTGTAACTGAGAAGACTCTCCAGATGGTTTAGTAGCTGAAAGAGCTCCCGGGGTATTCGATACATAAAGAATATCTCCTAAGGCATAGCCGCTTGTATCTATGTTATTTAGTTGTCCTAAAATAACAACTTCCATAGCAGCGTTTGCAGAAACAGTATCTGCAGATAATCCAAAAGCAGGCATCTTAGCTGCATCATCAGCATCTGCTTTAGATACCAATGGAGTGTTCCCGCTAATACCTGATACGTATACAGCATCACCTTTCGTAATAGCTTCACCAGCTTTAGCTTTGAACACTACTTCACCTTGAAGCGTACCTATAAACTCTGGAGACTCTACGTTACCAGTAAAAGTACCACCAGTTACAGGTACATAATCTGTAGCAGCTGCTGTAGCAATTGTGCCTAAACCTAAGTTAGTTCTTGCTGTAGCTGCATTGTTTAAGTCTGACAGGTTGTTATTAGCAATTAATGCTCCTGATAAAGAAGCGTAAGCAGCTACCCATGAGCTTCCCTCATAAACCATCATAGCATCTGTTGTGGTATTAAAATATAAAGTACCTGCAACAAGAGCATCGCCATCATTATCCGTTGAGGGGTCACTGGATTTTTGACCTAAGTATCTGTCATCAAAAGAATCAAAAGCTGCTAGTGCTGCATCCCTTGCAGCTTCTGCGGCAGTCTGTGCAGTTGCTGCTGAGGTAGCGCTATTAGATGAACTAGTGGCACTGCCTGCAGAAGCAGTCGCAGAGTTAGCAGCTGCTGTAGCACTGTTAGCTGCATCAGTCGCACTACCAGATGCTGCAGTTGCAGAATTAGATGCTGCAGTTGCACTACCAGCTGCTGCAGTTGCAGAGTTAGCTGAAGCTGTCGCAGAGTTAGCTGAGTCAGTTGCACTCGAAGCTGATGCTGTAGCACTGTTTGCTGAATCTGTGGCACTATTAGAAGCTGAGGTAGCACTGCCAGCTGCTGCTGTAGCACTGCCAGCTGCTGCTGTAGCTGAACCTGCAGATGCTGTGGCACTGTTAGCTGAATCTGTAGCACTACTTGCTGAAGCTGTTGCTGAATTGGCAGAGTCTGTAGCACTACCCGCTGAAGCTGTAGCACTCGAAGCGGATGCTGTAGCGCTATTTGCTGAATCTGTAGCTGAACCTGCAGATGCTGTAGCACTGTTTGCTGAATCTGTGGCACTGCCAGATGCTGCTGTAGCACTGTTAGCTGCATTAGTCGCAGATGTAGCAGATGCTGTAGCTGAGTTAGCTGAAGCAGTTGCACTGTTAGCTGCATTAGTCGCAAAAGTACTGGCTGTTGATGCTGCACCACTAGCTGAAGTAGCACTGTTTTCTGCATTGGTTTCTGCCTGTTCTGCAGCAATTTGTGCTAACTTTGCTTTAGCTGCAAATGACTGAGCACCAGCAAGTTCTGCATCATTGGAAGCACTAAAGCTCCCACCCTCTGCAGGATCTGCCACTAAGCTAGATTCTGGTGTATATTCAATAGCCATTATCTTATCTCCTTAAAGTTGAGCAGTATTAGAGTAAGTCTGTATGTGAGACCCACCTCTTGCTTTTCTTTGAATTTCTTCCTGATTTAATTCTTGTATACCTTGTAGTTGCTGAGCAACGTACTTAGCTGATCTCTCATCTTCACCAACGTAATCAAATGCATGACCTATAGCACCCCATAGCAAAACTCTTTCATTGCTATCTCTAAGCCAGTTAGGTACCTCTGCTCCTACATAATAGTTACCACTTGATGCAGGGAACTCTACAGCACCTTCAGCATCAATAGTAGAAGCTGTTGCTAACCCTGCGTCTATGTTAGCTTGGTTAACTAGGTACCTAGCGTCTAAGTCAGTAAGCCTTCTATAGTAGTGTATTTCGTACACATCACCTAGCTTAGCAGCGGGGTAAAAGATTACTGCAGGGCCTTTACGGGCATAGGACTCTTGAAGGTGGGTATAGTCATCATCTTGCATAGACAGCAGGGATAACTTTTCGTCAAATACATAACTGTTACCTTCAGAATCTATTTTTCTAATCTGTATGATTTCTGATAAATCTGTAGGAAGAGTTAAACTAGTTTCCCCTACGCCATTGCTATCAACAGCTGAGTATGTGTAAGTATACTCTAATGGGGGTACTCTTAGCTTTCTATAGCACAAGTCTGCTGAATAATCTAAGAAATCAGCTACGAGAGAATCTGTTAATATATTAGAATCCCGGTTAACCCATGATCTCACTTTAGTAACTAAGGCATCGTATAATGGAGTTGACATGTATTGTCTCCTTTGTTTTAACCACGACCTCTAGTTACATTAGATGTTAAGAGATTCGGGTACTCTGATTTTATAATTCTTTTTAATTTAGCAACGTCTTCCTTGTTGCTCATAAACTCTGATTCATGTAAGTTTAAACCATGTTTAGTTAATATCTCAAGTGCAACAACATCGGGTATAATTGCAAAAGACCTATAGTGAGATGCATCGCCCCTTAGGGCTTGCTTATCACGTGATTCTTTAGCATAGTTTAAATACTCAGTTACATCTTGATGGACTTGAAACTTCTTCTCAGAAGCATTAGCCTTCATTAATTTATTATCCATTTTCCCTCCAACAGGTAAAAAGAAGGGGCCCCACTAAGGGACCCCAATAGTCTTAGCTACCGCCTAGACCTACGATCATGCCACAACCTTTAGGGTTGGTTACTGCAAGAGTACACTCTTCCACGATCTGTCCAATAGTGCTATCGCCTTGCTGACCAACTTCAGTTTCCTGAAGAGGACGCAGAGTAGCAACCTTGAAGAACGAGGGATCATATACTAGCGCACAGTAGTTAGCAGAGTTAGTAGTAGCGTCTGCTCCAGTGTTGTGTGCAAGACCCATAATGTAGTTAGGTACAATGCGGATCTCACCGAAGTCACTGTCGAACAACTCAATGCTCTGACGGATCTTACCGGTGTCGTCTACGTTACGTACAGTGTTGTTTCCAGTAGCGTGAGCTTTAGAAGACAAGGTACGCTTGTTTAGAGGTGAAGTCATCAAAGTAGATGCTTTACCGCCAGCTTCGTAGATAGCTTGCATAACGTCATCAACTTGGCTTAGCTCAATGTCGTTAAGGTTAGCATCTGAAGCACCACGGTTAATAGTACCAGCAGTACCTACGCCAGTAGTACCTGGAGCAGTGTAAGCACCAGTTTCACCACCGTTTACTACGAGAGAGGCATCGTTACAGTAAGCCTGATAGCCACCCATAGTACGAGTTCCAGAACCGTTCTTGCTGTGGAAGCTGTGGATAGCATCGTGCTCGAGGTCACGACGAAGCTCAGTACCACGCTTCTTCAGCTGGTATGCATATTCGTCAGCAACGCCAGCCTGATCAACAGCACGCTTAGATCCAGAGACCTGTACAGTTTTAGAGTTGATCTGAGTGTAGTTACCAAGACGAGTACGGTCACCGCCAGCAGCTTGTGCAGCAGCTACAGTTGCAAAGGTAGAACCTTCAGCAACAGCACCAGAACCGGGAGCTACTAGCTCATCAGTTTGCCACTCGTGATAGATAGCCTTAGCTGTGGTTTTGCCAATAGATGACAAGAATGGAGTCTCTTCACGAGAGATCATGGAGATAAAGTTCGCCAGATCTTCCTTCTCAGAAAGAGTACCAGTAGTTACAAAAATTGTTGCAGCCATTTTTAATTTCCTTATATTATAATTTGATTGAATCTATAATTAGCGGAACTTACTTAATGACTTTAGAAACTCTAATTCACCTTCCTCCGAAGATTCACCAGATAAAACCTTTTGTCGTAATGCGGCTTGATCTCGTGCTTTCCGCTGGGAAGCTGTAGTTTTACGTTTAGTTGGGACACCCTTTGCTTTTCGTGCTGTCTTACGTTTAGCAGATCCTTTTGTGGTTTTCTGCTTAAGTCTTCGATAATCATCTACAAACTTAACAACGTTAGCATCCATAATGATATCAAGGAACTCTTGAGGCACACCCTCATCCAATGCAAACTGCCGTACAGCTTCTGCGTCAAAGTCTGGTAAGATAACTTTAATATCTTCCTCAAACTTTTCCATCAGTTCGTCTACTTGTGCTTGGAACTGTTCTTGCTGTTTTTCTTGCAAGGTTGAAAGTACAGTCTCACGTTTGTTACGTGCAGCCCAATATTTCTTTTGGGCAGTCTCACGTTTATCCTTGAGATCATTGAGCTCATAGTTGTCACCATCTTCACGAGCTTTCTCAATTTTAGCTTCTAAGTCATGGTAGTTCTTAGCTAGCGCATCCTCTTCTTGTTGGAGTTGCATAGCTAACACACTACCTAGTTCTATAGCTTGATTAGTCTTTTCGGAGTATTCCTCTTTTAATTCTTTTTCAAGCTCACTAACTTCTCTACCCTTCTTAGACAAGTGTTGATCAGTAGCAAAACCTTTACGAAGTTCTGACAAAGATACATATTCTGTTTCTCCATCAATCTTGACGGGTACTTTATAGTCCCAGTCTACTTCCTCTTCATCCGGTAAATCGTCATCTTGGGTAGAATCCTCATCGTCATCATCCTCATACTCTTCATCGTCTTCAGCGTCTTCCTCATAATCATCGGTATCGTCTTCATCTGTGGCGTCTTCAATTTCGGGCACATCTTCTTCTTCCACAGAATCTTCCGGGTCAAGATCAGATTCATCATCATTTGGTAGAGATTCCCCTTCAGCTTCAATGCCAAGTAACTTGCCCATTGGTCCCAAAGGTACTGGAATGTCATCGATAGATTGACCATCTTGACCAGCGTAAAAACCAGCGTCATCCGATTGGGTAGAGGCTGTAGTGTTTTCATTGCTCATAATTTGTTATCCTATTTTAGTCCTGTTTATCAGCCGCCTTCTTCTTAGGGGCTCGGGTATCTTTCTTTAGCGTCTTCAGTCTATCTAAAGCATTACACGCATGTACGAAAGTTTCTGCATGGTAACGGGCTTTACCCGGACCTGCAGCTAGTTCTTTAATCATAGCAGTCACTGTATTTTCTGTAGCAGTGATAGCTTTATCTAGTATTGCACTATCCATCTATATCTCCTTCTTGAGATTTATTATGGTCTATTAACTCTTGGTTAAACCCAAATGTTTCTACGTTAATTAGACGTTCTTTAACAGACCCTAAGCCCATAGCTACGTGGTATAAGTACTCACGTTCTTTTAAGCAATGAGGTTCTGTCATTAACCACTGACTAAACAAATCTACTAAGATATCAGAGTAAGCTTCAGTAAAGAACTCATCTCTCTCTTTCTTAGCAAACATTGCTGTAGTTAGTGCTTTTTGGGAGTCTCCAAAGGGATTAGCTTTGTACTCTCCGGTTTGTTGGTCCATTTTGGGTTTAAACTTTCGTTTAGCCCCGCTTTTATACTTATCCACTATATCTCCTCTGGTTAGTGTCGTAAGTTGAAGGGCCCGTAGTGGGCCCCTCATTAGATGGGATCACCCCCTTACATCATACCTCCACCTGTCTGGTTTAGGAATCCTTGGATCATCTCTGGGGTAAGCTGTTGGTTTTGAGCTTGTTCCGGAGATGGTGTAGAAGGTTTTCCTCCATTAGGCTGGGTCATAGTTTGATTAACAAGTTCCGTAGCCATCTTGTACATTTCCTGTACATCAGGTTGTTGTGGAACTTCAAGTCCTTCTTTTTGTGCTGTTACACTTAACTTAGCCCATTCTTGATATGATTTATCCAAAGCAACTACAAGTTGTTTAAGGTTATCTTGTATTGCGTTCTGAGACTGAACATTCGTATAATCTACGTTTGCTTGGTCTAAAGCTAGCTTAGCCTGCTGAGTTCGATCAGCTACTTCTTTAGCCTTTTCAGTTTGCGCCATTTGCTTCTTCTTGGCTTCCATTGAAGTTTTCTTATACTCTTCGGAAGTGTAGTCTACTAAGTAGTCTAAGGGATCTTCACCTAATGCCTCAATGGTTCTATAGGCAATTGATGCTGGAGCTGTGGGATCTATTGCTCCCTGATATCCTGCTTTCATTAGAGCAGGTAATACCTTGTCTCCGATCATTGCCATTTTACCTAACACAGTTTTGTTACTTGCATCACCTACGTCAGCCTCGACTTGTAACATCATCTCATCTGGAAGATCTTTCATGTCAACTGTACTGTAGAAGTTATTACGATCATAGTAACCAACTGATTGTGTTCGCATTTCCATCTTCATCGTCTTATACACACCTTCACAGAGTTCAGCTAAGCCGGTTTCCATGAATCTTCGGGCGATATGTTGAATGCGAGTTTGTGCTGCTGATTGCACAGAAGATACTTTCTGTTCTGAGTTCCCAGACACATAGAGAGTATCATTAAGACCTTGGGCTGCTTTTGACAGTCCATTGGCTTGTTCTTTGTGCTTCTGCAAGAACTCAAGCAGAGGCACTGTACCTGTAGACAGAGACTCAGGTGGCATGTTCTTAATAGCCATTGCTGGGTTTCCGTTGGTAGGTACAATTTGTTTTGGCTTCATATTTTGCAATGCAGAAAAGTCTACCACATTTGGATCAGCTAACTTAGGGGAGTAGTTAGTTAAGTAAGTATTCTCAACAAAACCACGCAGTATAGCTGTAGATGCCAGAGTAGCAGGTCGAGTCATATCTGCCATAGATAGACCAGCCCACTCGTGTGGGATATCAAAAGCCTTAAGTTCTGCGATTTGAACACAGTCAACATCTTCTTCAAAGAGCACATGATCTCCGACTGTGATAAATCTTTTAAGCTCTGCGATACCATCGCCATCCCGGTCAACACTCATCCAGCACTCTAAGACAGTAGCTAGTTGGTTTGCTTCTGATGCTTGAACTGGGTTAAAGTTAATATTACTCAGTCCTACAGCAGACCTTCGGGCAGCTTTTTCATTATTAATAGCTTGGGCAAACGTATAGCTGTCGTGAGCTGTGTTGTCCCAATCAATGTTCATTGCATGATCAGGATACTGTTTACGGATCTCTGATCGGGTCATTTCTGTTCTAATACCTACGAAGGATGCTTCGTGGATAGAAGACGCACCTTGGCTTATTATAAAAGACTCCGGTTCAATGTTACGGATCTTTATGCCACTTTTATTATGGGTACGCTTGATACGTACATCTTCGTACACACCTACCCCATTTACAAATAGATCACCTACTACTTCCACTTCGTTATCGGCTAGTAATACATCCAAAGCTTCGGGTGTGATCTCTTCATACTCTTCAAAGGTACAGTCGTAATCCTCTACGTACTCCCAGACTACTGCAGCATTCTTCCAAAGAAGTGCTGACTTCATCCAAGTGTTGATAAGGTCCCAGCCTTTGTTCTTTTTGAACAGGCAGTAGTTTACAACGTCAGAAGCTACTCGAGCTTCGTGTACACCTTTTGCAGTATTAGAGTATGGTATAAATTTTGCTAATTTTTTATTATTTAGTAGTAGCTCGGAAAGTACAGCTGAGTACCCCTCAATAGCCTCTACGGTGTCCGAGGACACGATCTTTGATACACCTTGGGGAGCTAAGTGTCCTCGGGGCTGCATCGCATATTCGAATGTAGCTTTCTCGCGCTCATCTGATAACTCAGAGCTATCAAGGAAATTACCTTGAGAGTTAGCTACTTCAGAGTGAATGATGTTCATCAATTCCTCATCAGTTACTGCTTCCATGTATCCATCGGGTTCTTGCATTTTAAAGTTCCTCTGTATTGGATTAACACAATCCATCATTCAATCATTAAATTAAATAGGGTTCCTATTCTATTCTTTCCCGAAACGTGAATGTCACCGAAAACCACAACGTTAGCTGGAGGACTAATGGGGAAACTTTTCCAGCCTATAGCCAGCTAGTACTATCCTCAAGGAACTGCTGGTTCTGAAATCCTACTTTCGTATTTACTAAACGATCTCTGTGAGTACGTAGGACCTCAAGGGCTATAGCTGTAGCGATTACAGTATCATCGTGTGAGCCTATAATAGCATTGGTACGACCATTCGCATCAGCCACGTAATCCATACATTCCTGGATGATTCGCGGGGACGCAAGGTTAACGTCATCGTTCTCAATTGCGTTCTTAAGATGCGCTATGATCATGGGTTTAGTAGCTTGAGTTGTTCGCCAACCAAGGCGAGTGCCTTCCTCATTAGACACATTAGCTACTTTGGTTTGATGGTATAGGTTGACATAATTCATCTGCTTGAGACGATTCAGTGTTGCTATACCTAAGGAATTAGATTCAACAGCTAGTAAAGCATTGTTGTAATATCTTCCAAGATAGAATAGTAGGTCCCCGTATTGAGTAGGATCTATTCTATTATTTCTATATAAAGCTACAACCTCGTTATGTGAGTCCATAACAACACATGCAGAGGAGTCTTGTCCAACTCCTAAAGCACAGTCAGCACCTATTACAAAGTTCTCATCGAACTTAGGATACTTAAAGATCTCTAAGTCTCCCTCACTAAAGTCCTCAAAAGTAGAGGAATCATGGGAGAATATTTGTCTTTTAAGTACCGCTGAAGGTACTAGGGATTGTAGTTTTTCCACATTAAACACATTGGCACCAGAAGTCTGAAAGGCTTCCTCAGGGCTCAATGGGTATTCTTGTCGGAACTTACTAAGGCCACCTTCTGCTATCTTGAGCCTTCTCCAGTAGATTTGTTCTAAGTCAAGATCATATTGTTCTTGTATCTTAACTTCATCTTCTGTGAGGGTCTCTGAGAATGCTTCGGGTTCTAAGACTGTTCGTCTATATTCCGGCATCAAGAACCACGGTACAAATATAGGGAGGTAGTCATTCTCTCCATTTACTGCACCTTTCCATAATCTATGGAACTCGTTACCAACGCCATTAGCGGTAGACTCAAGTATTACTTCCGTACCATCTGCTTCTGATATACCCTGAAAGAGACCTGCAAGGATCTTTTCATCATGGGTCCAGAATGCCACCTCAGATAGGTGTGCAATGGTTGGAGTAGTACCTCGACCAGCTTCAGGGGATCCTGCCGTGTAGAGTCTGTATCCGGAATCATTGTGATCGAATAGAATCTCTTTGGCATTAGACTTCTTAAACACTGGTCTAAACTCTTCGGGCATGTTAGAAATAGTATTCCTTGACATAGTGAAGAGTGCATCAGATGTGGCTGAGTCATGGGCCATAACAACTGATTTATTGTACGCATTGAAGTAGGACTTCCAGAAAACCCTTGCAGTCGCAAAGGTCGATAGTCCCATCTGTCTGCCCTTAAGGACTATGGCCCTGACACGGCCTGTTTCCTCAAGTTGCTTATTAATCTTTTTATTAACTATCTTCTGAGCATCATTGAACTCGAAGGGTACAAAACCCTTAGAGCTATCTTTAGTCAATATCTTAATCTGATCTTTAGAGAATAGCTCAAAGTTCTCTTGGTACTCCGTCAGCTTCTTACGCCTTTGGGCTTCTTTAGCTAACGCTAGCTTCCTCTTGTTATCCATTTGTAGTCCTCCCAGACCTTAAAGTTTACCAGAGAGAGTAGTACCATAGGAATATAATCTATAGTATTACCTCTAAGGGTTCCTACCGTGTCGAGGATCCCCATAGCCCCTTAGGGGGAGGGGCTAATACCTCTACACATAGATATCTGTATTGTCGATAAGGACCTCAAGGGTCCCTAAAGTCTTAAGGCCCCCTCGTACCTTAAGCTACCATATCTTGTGGGTACCTTAAGGATACCAATCTAACTCCATAAAGGAGCTCATAAGCTACTGTCGGGTAAGCTTACACCTGCTAAAGTGTTTCCTACGTATACTCTCTCTCTATAAGGTACTATAATGGTGACTAATGGGTCTTTAGGGAGTACATAGTATAACCCCCCAGATATACAGTACCCTATATACAATCCATACCCCCCTCAGAGATCCCCCGAGGTTCCTGTGTGGCACCCTGTAGATGGAGGCTCCTTCGGATCCTTATGGGATTCCCTAGAGATCTCCCAGATATCTGGTAGAGCGGGGGGTCCTAGGGGCACCGAGGGCATACTAGCCTTAGGTCTCCCTGAGAGCCCGTAAGACCCTTTCGAATCCGGAAGTAGTCTGCGGGTACACATACTTATTAGAGTCCCTTAGGGGGCATGGAGCACTGTTATGGAACATCTATTATCTGACCCGTGGGGCATCTTATTAACTGCCTCAGCTCTCGGCATCATTGGGTCTGTTGCCGTGTTTGGTATTCTCGAGATTCTTTCTAATTATCTCAAGCCTAAACGTCGAGGTGCTACTCCAATCTCGAAGTTACTTGACCTTCAATACTCCGAAGATGTGTCAAGGTACAGGCGTGCTCGGGTAAAGTGTCACGTGTTTCTTGCTTTGTCGATACTGTTCATCGTATCCTTAGCTGGTCACATTGTATCATCTATGTTGTAAGTTCGTAGCCCTTGGATCCTTTCAGGGGCTATTATAGTTACAGCGTATTTTGTTGTTGTAACAGCCAGCCTTCGGCTGGTATAAGGTATCCTTGGGGGTGCCTGCGAGTCTGGCATCCTTCTTGGATACACTAACCTAGTGTAATTCAACCAAGAGGAATCTATCATGTCAAATGATAAAGTTAAAGTCAGAACCGTTGCTATACCTAATGTCACTATCTCTGCGTGCAAGCTTCGTAGAGCATATCGTGGTAAGTTTGGCCTGCAGTACGGAGCTCATCTTAGTGGTGAAGGTCTGGCTGAAATAGGTCTAAAGACTGCCAACGATGGTGGCTTCTGGTATAGCACCAATGCCAAGTATGGCGCAATGGATGTCGATGTACCACCTGTGTCTATTCAGGACGCAGAGGGTAATGATATCGAGGATGATTTGGAGAATGGTGCCGTTGCTCATTTATTATTTGAGCTTCGTGACTATCCTGCAGGTCAGCGCAAAGATGGTACCAAATATAAAGCTGGTACTAATGCGCGGATTGTTGCTGTTCGTGCGGTTAGCTTTGACCTTAAACAGTCTAAGCAAGACGCACTTACTGCGAAGCTCCTCGAGCTCAACATCGAGTCCGAGCCTGCTACGGCTTCTGACTCACCGTTCTAAACGGTCTGTGGTGCGTACTGCTAGTTCAGGGTGCGTACCTCCAGTTTCCCCCGTTGAGGGTGGTCTTTCCTAATCGGAGAGATCGCCCTCTTTTTTATTGTAATAACCGACACACACACGGGCATAATTGCCCGGTGTTTTTTACAAGCAACCGACACCCCATGGGCTCCCCATGGACTCCACAAGCAAACCGAGGATAGCATAATGCAATACGGTACAAGAGTAAAAGCAAGTAATGTTGTTGAGAAGACTTGGTCTGTAATACACAGCACCAATGAGAATGAGATGAAAGTTGTAACTGCATGGTACCCTAAGGGTCAACGTATATCTGGTGGTATCTACCTAGGTAAACGTTCACTGCCTTACGGTGAAACCTTAGTAGCCAACGGTATCTTCAAGGTCAAAGGGCATAAGACTGTAGCCCTAGTGTCTCCCGATGGAAAGCGTAACCCAGTCTATGTAGACCTTAAGGATATCTCGGAGGACTATAACGATGGAGTTTAACTTTGCTGATATAGATGATAACAAGTTGAGAGGTGCAGCTATTGCACGTTACGTACACCACATCAATGGATACCAAGGCAGAGCTAGTGCCGAAGACCTTGATAGGATACGTGTTCATATTGTTAAATTCTTTTTACGTGTTGAAAAGGTGATGGACAAATGGGCGATATAATATTATTGTTTATAGGTGCAGTAATCGTTTCAATTTATATTAAGTGTAATGAACTTAACCAAGAGGACAAAGAATGAGTGTATCATTTGAAGTTGTAACTAATAACTCAAGGACTCTCAAGTTTAATGATAGAGCTTGCTTTGCTCATATCAATAACATACTTGATCATAGAGACCGTGAGTATGGTATTCGGATTCATAACATAAAGTACAAGCCTTTCTTTGGTGAACAATTCTGCGAAGATTCAGAATGCTACATCGAAGATATAAGGTTATCTCCATTGATGAACTGGTCTACAGCATCTAGGTGGTGGTCTTATCTAATGAGTCTTCCGTTCATTAGTGATTGTATATTGGACAGCAGGAAGCCCAATAACATAGTGGCTTACAAGTCTGGGTTCAGGGTTAAGTCTGATGTACCTGCAGATAGAATGATGTTGGTTCTATTCTTGTTGAGACTACCACAGTTTCAAGCTGGTATAGTTAGGCAATGGGATCGTCTCGTTAGATACCATAAAGCCCAGAAGGATACTGCATTTGTATTAGCGTTGGGCCTTAACAATACCTTAAGTCACAACTATGAGTCCGGTGAAGCTACCTCTGATCCAGAACTTAGAGGCTCAGAGGAAAAGGATACAGCTTATCGTCTAGATATGTTTAACCCTATTAGCTGTGCCGAAAGTACCGTACTGTACCCTGAGTATACCACAGTACGAACCCTTAAGATCCTGTTGAATCGTTTAGTCAATGAAGAGTATGATGACAAATTGTTCAAGGGTATACAAGGATTGTTCCGGGATACTAACAAGTACCATCGTGCTCCAAAGTCTAACCCAGAATGTTTGGGTAGGTTCTTTGCCAAGAAGGGTGCTAGTGCTTATCGTCGTGGTAACTTTATGCTAACTGTAGCTAAAGATATACTAGGGCTAGAAAGTGTATACAGGTTCGGTGACTTACGTTATATTAGTTTACCTAATCGCCATATAACTTCTGATCAAATGCAACAAATCATTTCACTTATAGAGAACTGAGGACTACTCTATGTTATACGAATCTAAGTTGGAAAACGTTACAGTGGGTGCAGACCCTGAGGTTTTTGTAGCAGACCTATCAGGTAACATCACATCTGCTATCGGTAAAGTTGGTGGTAGTAAAGAGAGACCGAGACCAGTGTCTCATGGTGGCCTACAAGAAGACAATGTGCTGGCAGAATTTAACATTAACCCTGCTAATACATGCTTCGATTTTGTAGAGAACATGAATGCTGTTATGACCTCTCTGAAAAATGTGTTAGAAAACAATGACTTACAACCAGTCATCATTCCTAGTTATGTCTTTGACAAAGGTATGCTTGAGAGTTATGGACCTAACGCTATGGAATTTGGTTGCAGCTCTGAGTGGAACGCTTGGACTGGCCGTGAGATGCCGAGGCCTAACGGGTCTAAGGTTAACTTGAGGACTGCTGGTGGTCATGTTCATGTTGGGTATGATGACCCATGCTTGGGAAGTGCTGAGTCTCTTGTCAAGATGTTGGACTATACCCTTGGTGTCCCTTCGATCCTGTTAGATACCGATGCGAAGAGACGTAAGTTGTATGGCAAAGCAGGTACAATGCGCCCGAAAGAATACGGTGTAGAGTACCGAGCACTAAGTAACTTCTGGTTAAACTCAGATGAGCTTATGTCTTGGGTCTATGATACAACCCTATGGTCCACTAGCAACCTAGATAAACTGAAAGATTACATAAAAGTATGTGATCCTAAGCTTGTCCAGAAAGCTATTAACAAAAGTGATCAGGGTTTAGCATGGCATATTATTGATGAACTTAAATTGGAGGTACCTAGTTAATGAGTAATATCTTCAGTGACATGACCATGCGTGACATTTCTGCAAGTTACGAGGGTACTGTTATCCAAGTTAAGTCGCCTGATGATGAAGGGTTTTACCCAGCAAGGTTGTTAGAAGTTTGCGATGGGTACGCTTATGTAAAGAAGTCTAATCAAGACGTTATAAGACTTCCTTTGTGGAATAAACGTATCGATTTCAAGATGTCCTTCCCTGCATTAGGCATGATAAATGTAAAGGATCATGTGTGCTATACCTCAAGACGTGCAGCAAGGCAATGGAAGAAGGGACTTCGACTTCAAAATTTACATATAACTACCTACGATGATGAGCTAATTGAACAACTAAGCCCGTCTACTAGGTATTATAGCAGTAAGTTGGAGTATGATATATTCAACCCAAAGTATACTGATTTCTTTGAAGCTATTGAATTAGTAGACGCTGGTGAGAAAATCGCAAGAGCTGTATCATCTGACTTCTGTATTAGTAACTTTGCATTCTGCTCCAAACCATTGTTGATGTATCGTAACAATGCAGTTGGTGTAGTTAAAGGTACATCAGTATCTATCAGTGATAAATTAATTCATGTAATACCTAGTCTAAAGAGGATTATACCAAATGGATATCACAGTTCAATCATTGTGGAATCACAGAGAGGACTCTAAACCTCAGCTTAAAAACGGAGAGCTTCTATCTAATACTAAGGTAGGTCTCGAAGTTGAAATAGAAAACATGTACAACCCAGCCCATGTACCCGGATGGAGAATGACAAGTGATGGGTCGTTGAGAAATAACGGTGTTGAATATGTTTTCAGTGGACCTATAGGTGGCAGTGCTGCCTGTAAACGTATTGATTCTTTGCATAAGTATCTTGAAAGTGTACCTGATAAAAGGTTTTCCGAAAGGACTTCCTTGCATGTGCATGTGGATGTAAGAGACTTAAGCTGGGATCAAGTAATATCTCTTGTTATATTGTATGCTATGGTAGAGCCTTACCTGTTCAGTATATGTGGACAAGAGAGAGAAGAAGGTATCTATTCATTGTCACTATACCGTGGTAAGAATCAGATTGATAACTTGTTTGATCTTATTCACTCTGGCCCTAGCGGTGTAAATGAAAGACACTTTAGTAAATATGCTGCTCTTAATCTTCTATCCCTAAGATCCTTTGGTTCTCTTGAGTTCCGTGGTCATAAGGGTAGTGGTGATAAGCGTGAGATAATAAACTGGATTAATCATTTGTTATCTCTAAAGATGTTTGTATTAGATCCTTCTAAATCTTTACATGATCTACCAAAGATACTAAGTACTGATGGGCACATCGCAATGCTTAGGCATGTCTTTAGTGATAAGCTTATTGTAAAGAATATAAAGAGTGCTAACCGTGTACGCAAAAAGATATACGATGGTGTGTGCATTGGCGAGGACTTGTTATTCACTACACGTTTCAGAGAAGCCCACTCTGAGATATATGAAAACTACCAAGGTCAAACCCAATTGGAAAAACTTAAGGATAATTTATGTGTGGATTAGTAGGTGTTGTGGGTAAAGATATTACCTATGTAAGCAACAAAGTATTTAAACAGTTACTGTATGTGGATGCATTACGTGGTTCTCATAGTACAGGTATTGCACGTAACGATCATAACAATGTCGTGACTACATACAAACGAGCTTTAAATGCTACTGACTTTCTTCAACTGACAACTACGAGTGATATGATATCTGACTTGAAGTCTGACTTCTTGATGGGTCATAACAGATATGCTACTCAAGGTGCAGTCAATGATGCGAACGCTCACCCGTTTACTTACGGTAACGTAACGTTATGTCACAACGGTACTCTTGCAGATCAGACAACACTACCTGATCATAAAGACTTTGTTGTTGACAGTGAGAATATTGCATATGCTATGGGTCTTGCTGATAATCCTAAAGATGTTATTAGTAAACTCATCGGTGCATTTGCTCTGACATGGTACAATGATTACGAAATGAAGTATTATATAGTTCGTAATGATGAACGACCTATGTTTATTGCAAAGCAAAAGGATAAGGATATATACTATTACGCTTCCGAAGAGCACATGCTACACCTAGTTCTTCAACGTAATGGTGTAAAGTATGAACTGCATGAGTTACCTGTAGGTCAAATGGTATCCTTTGATTTGAAGGGCGCTACCTCTAAGATGAAACAAACTAAGGTAAAGCTAGCACCAAAGCCAAAGCCAAAGTACCAAGCTAACTACGGGTACAACAACTGGAATACTTATGATTATAAATCTGCACCTATACCTAAGGGTAAGGGAGTTGCTACAACTACCAAGGTTGGTCATAAAAAGTTGCATGACTATAATCTTAAGAGCCATGAAGAGATTGAGTTTTACTCCCATGGTTTACCAGATGCAAAACCTAGTAATAAAGTTGGTACAATGACAGGTACAACTACTGACGTTAAACCTGTAGTTAATATCAAGTGTTACAATCAGCCTATGGATTCTCTTGCTGGTTACTACACTGCCCTTGTTCAAACTTTAATATATGAAAACGGTGAGCCTACTCTGATTGTATCAGAACCTTGGCTGTCCGAAGTCATAGAAACAGATGTTAATAATGAGCACCGTAAAGAAGTTGTTGACAAACTGTTAAAGAAAGATTCCGTTTTATTAGCCTCAGAAACCCAAAGGATGTTCTAGATGAGTAAAGTATTAGTAGTACCTTATAGTAGTGCAAGTGAATCTGCTAAAGTTGTAGCGGATATGTTTAACTGTAAACGAATGAGACTAGAAAACTCAAATGTAAGAGACAGAGATGACCTTACCTTAATCAATTGGGGTAATTCAACTGTTGATCTGTCTCACCTACCGAGTGCTAAAGTCTTTAACAAACCTGAGAATGTCAAGTTAGCTTCTCATAAGACTAAGTTCTTCCAAGCAATTGAAGATCATAACGAACGTGCTTCGGTTAAAGTTAATATACCTGACTGGACTACGAGTGTTCGTACTGCAAGGCAATGGTTCAACGATGGCTTTGATGTAGTAGTTAGACATACTGTTCAAAGTCATTCAGGTAATGGTCTTGAGTTGATACCTTACTGTGAAGATAGTAGGGCTGATCAAGCTATACCAAAAGCACCTTTGTATACTAAGTACATGAAGAAGCGTGATGAGTATCGTGTTCATGTGTGCAACGGTGAAGCTATCTTTGTTCAACGTAAAGCTGTTGATTCTTCTATGAATGGTGTAGCTAATTACCAAATTAGAAATAGAAACAATGGTTTTATATTTGCTATTCAAAACCTTGATCCAGATCCATCAGTGTTATCTAATGCTGTTAATGCTGTAAAAGCTTTAGGTTTAGACTTTGGTGCTGTTGATGTAATATGGAATGAAAGACGCCAGCTTGCTACAGTTATTGAAGTTAATACTGCTTGTGGATTACATAGTGAAACTAGTAGAGATAGATACTACCATGCGTTAAAGTCTTTAATGGATTCTAGTCCAGTAACTGTATGGAATGATAGCATACCTGAAACTCTACAATCAATTCTAAGTAATGAAGAAAGATCCTTAGTAACTAATAGAGTTGAAAGATTGCTTGAAATTAAAGGAAGGGATTTTATTAGTTCAGCTAGTGAGGAAATGATTGAACATGTTAGAGGATGGTCATTGCTTTATAACCCTCAGCCAGTAGGTAGTAGAGACATTTATATAAATAGTGTTGTAATTGATACACTTATGGACTTAGCTTCAGACGAAAGTAATACGTTCTCTAGCATCCAAGGTCTCAATGCTTTAGCTCATTACTATAATCAAGATGTAAATCAATCCCTTGTTTATGAATTGTTTCATGTATCTGCAGACGGAACCAAGTGTAAGATTAAAGTAATACCTGGTCTTGATATGGAGCTAGCATTCCACCTTGAAGTCGAGATACCAACTACACTAGTGTTTCGGAGTTAATTATGAATGGTTCAAATGAGTTGTATAAAGTAGCAGTATATGGTACACTTAGGAAAGGTAACGGCAACAATGTCTTGCTATCTAACTCTAAGTTTCTTGGTGAAGGTTTTACGTTACCTAAGTTTGAAATGTTCTCACTTGGAGGGTTTCCGGGTATCACTGGTGGATCTACTAGTATTAAAGTAGAAGTCTACGAGGTGGACTCAGATACCCTCTCTCGCCTCGATAGACTGGAGGGATACCGTGGTATAGGTGAGAGTAACTTTTACGACAGGGAGGTAATCAGTACTCCCTATGGTAATGCAATGACCTATACCTTGCGTGATGGTGGATACAATGATTATCCTAGGATTGAATCTGGAGATTGGTCTGATCGTGAGGTGGTAAAACTAAAGGATCTTCTATGAGAATGTACGCTTATGCAGTACCTGAGTATGTTAACGGTGAAATACGGAGCAACATAACGGTTATTTCGGATCTTGGCATACTCATTGATGAATGGGAACCATACTACAAGCTAGCAAAGTCAGAGCACAGAGATGTTAATGTGCTTGACTGCGTTGAGCATTGGGTATTGGATAACTTTGCTTGGGAAATAACTGACCAACTGGAGGACACCATGACTTGATAACAGCATAGAGCAGTATAAATCATAGAGAAACAAATATTTAATTAATTATTTAAAGGTATATATTTATGTCAGCAGTTCTTGGAACTTCAATCATCCGTGATGTTACACTCAACTACGTTAAAGTTGACCCTGATAACCCCACAGATCCATTCGGAACCCTGCAATGGGAGTGTCAAATCGTTGTGCCTTCAGATCGTGCAGAAGAATTGGAAGGTTACGGCAGTGTACGTCCAGTAAAGGATGATCCAAGTCGTGTTGCTATCAACCTAAAGCGTAAAGCTGTACGGAAAGATGGTGATGCAAATGATCCAGTTGGTTTAGTCGATGGGAAGAAGCAACCAATTGATCCTAAGATTAAGATCGGCAATGGCTCTAAGGGTAACGTAAAAGTTTACCGTAGAGAGTACGATGTTGCTGGTCGTCAAGGTATCTCAACCATCCTTACTGCAATTCAGATCACTGATCTAATTGAGTACACTGGTTCAGTTGACTTTGACGTAGACGATTCAGCGGTTGATTCCTCTGAGTTCTAACATGCTAATAGTTTATCGTTCTAATAACGTGAACTAACTTCCTAAGTGGGAATAAAGAGTAAGGGATTCACTATTATTCTTTTTGCATGTTTTATGTTGTTCTTATTATGGCTTAGTATGTATGATCAAAAGCCATAGGACCGCATAGTTTACAACCTAAGAGGCCCTATCTGATCTTTAATAGGTTAGGTAGGGTTTCTTTTAACTCGCTTAGAACGCAATAGAGAAGGCTTATATGTTAGTCTAGGGTTTATAGTACCTTATAGAGGGAGCCCTAGAATGGAGGATATAATGTCAACTCAAGAAAAGATCTTCACTCAAGATGATGTGAAGGAAGGTAAGAAAAAGATACACCCTAATTCATTAGCTAATCTAAAGCCAAGGCACGACAAAGAGCATATGGCAATGATGAGTCAGAAAGCTACTGAAGCTAGGATTAAAAATGAGCAAATGAAAGAACAAATGAAAGATGTTCTTAATCTAGTAAACAACTTATCAGATAGCCTGATGGATTCTATACCTAAGGGTCTTACGGTTATGAAGCTAGCCATGCTAAAGTCTATATCGGAAGACGATATGGTTGAAGCATCTAGACTAGCATCAATTGTAGCTGAGTATGAACAACCTAAGTTACAAAGATCAGAGAATGTTAATACTAACTTTGACTATACTGATCTAACTGATGAAGAGTTACAAGCTGAGATAGATAGATTAAGTGGTGGATAAGAAATGGATTCGGAGTATTGCAACAGGGTACATGGAAACATGATTGCACACTACCTTTAATAAGGTCATGTCCGTGACGGTAAAGGTGTTACCCGAGGACATGGTTGTGGGTTATCCGTCCTTAAATAATAAAACCCTCACTTTTTAGAAGGGGCTTTGATGCCCCTCTTTTTATTGCAACACCGACACCTACACTTGCATTTTTTTTCAGGCACCGACAACCGACACGGGCTTTCGGGCACCGACAACTGTGAGGACACACGCAAATGAGCATTAAGTTTTTAGGAAAATTGTTAACAGCAGAGTATCGTAATGGTACAGGTATCGACATTGAGTTCTGTGATAGCAGGCCAGTATGGGGCTATACAGAAGATGGTACCTTAGAAGCATTCCCTTTCCAAGGGGTAGTTATTTTATTACCATTACTCACAATAACTTGGGGTAATATCTACATGGAGATAGAGCATGAAGAGGGATAGACTAGTATTAGTAACTGGCCCCGGATGCCCCGGATGTACCCAAATGAAAGATAGGCTACAAAAACTTGGACTTTATGATGACATAATCTTAATGGACATAGGGACTGACAGAGGTAAAGAGTTTGCTATGCAATATAATATTAAATCAATACCCCTCTTAATTAAAGAGGATGCTCCCGGTACTATAAGAGATGTACTGAGGGGTGCTAATCATACTGATGCCGCTATAAAAGGATTCATTACCGCTGGAGGTAACTAATATGGCAAGCTATACAATACGTTTAAAAGATACAGAAGAGAATGATTCAGTTTCAGTAAGCTTTGAGTCTGACTCTTTAGAGTTAGTAGATGAAGAAAGCAAAGCATTTCAACTATCTGCTTATGTTCTAGATTGCATACAGTCACTAGAGGAGTCGAGTAAACATGCAAGCCACTAAAACAGAAGAAACATTAGAGACCCGTGGAAACCGTTACGGTTCTTTTGAAACTCAAAGTAAACTAAGTCAAGATTTGAAATATGTTATGCGTGTAACCCCCGGATGGCATGACCTACAACCACACCAAAGAGAATCTCTTGAAATGATACAGCATAAGGTAGCACGTATCCTTAATGGAGACCCGACATACGCAGATAGCTGGCATGATATTGCAGGCTATGCTGTACTAGTTGAACAACTTTTGGAGGACTAGATATGTCTGGTAAAGGATCAAGACCGAGACCTATACCTGATAGGAATAAGTTCGATGAGGCTTGGGATAATATCTTTGGGTCTAAGTCAAAGACTAAGAAAGATTCCAAGGCCTCCGGCCTTAATAAGGAAAAAGAAAAGAGGACTTAAATGAAAGCAGAGTATGTAGACCACATGGGTTCAGACCTAACTGTTGTTAATTCAGCTAGAGTTAGTTTTGATAAAGAGAGTTTCTTTGATGGAAATGAATTGCCAGATAAAGATGTTAAGTTAATTAAGTATCTTGCGAAGCACAATCATTGGACTCCCTTTAGTCACCCTCAAATAACTATAAGGGAAGAAGTACCTATCTTTGTAGCAAGGCAAAGGTTTAAACATATGATAGGCTTTACCTATAATGAAGTTAGTAGGAGGTATGTAGATGATTTGCCTAAATTCTATACGCCTGTATGGAGAAACCGTCCTAACAGTAGTATCAAACAAGGTTCTGATGGGCCTCACTCAGATCAACTTACTCTTAACAGAGAGTATCGTTATGTTTTGCATGATTGTCTCGCCCTATACAAGACAATGTTAAAGAAAGGGGTAGCACCTGAGCAAGCAAGAATGGTGCTGCCTCAGTCTATGATAACAAGCTATTATGTTACTGGATCTCTAGCTGCTTGGGCCCGTATGTACAAACAACGTATTGCGGAAAACTCTCAGGTAGAGATACAGCTACTAGCTAGGTTGGTTGGGGATATTATTGAACCATTGTACCCTGAAAGCTGGGAGGCACTTATATGTTAGTGTATATAAAAAGTTGTAATGATAGTAAGAAGTGGTACTCGAATCTTGTAGGACAGGCTGTTGAATTACTTAGCGAGGAAGAGTCAGAGTATATGAGCAGAGAACCTGAAGGCTACATTAATTTTATTTCTAAAGAAGATGGAGTTGTAATCGCTGGAGATTAACCAATGGGTTTAAAGACTTGTAATAAGTGTAGAGTAAAGAAACCAGAAGAAGAGTTCCCTATGGAAAGTGGTAGGGGGTACCGTAAGACTACATGCAGGCTATGCATATGGTCTGTACAAAAAGTACGTGATCAGTTACGTAAAGAGGTAGAGCCGCCACCTGATGATTACCAATGTCCCATATGCCTAAGGAATGCTGAAGAAGCTGCAGGTTGTGGGGGTGTAAACAAATCACCATGGGCACTAGACCATGATCACTTAACCAGTAAATTTAGAGGGTGGATATGCCACTCATGCAACAGGACGTTAGGTGGGCTGAAGGATGACTTCGGTGCACTAGATAGAATCAGAACTTATTTAAAGAAGGGCAGAGAATGAACACATCAAATCAAATCTTATCCGATATAACAGTCTTCAGCAAGTATGCAAAATATATCCCAGAGTTAGAGCGTAGAGAAACTTGGGACGAATTAGTTACCCGCAACAAAGAGATGCACCAACGTAAGTACCCTAAGTTTGCAGAAGAGATTGAAGCTGCTTATCAGTTTGTATACGATAAGAAAGTTCTACCCTCTATGAGGGCCCTTCAGTTTGGTGGAGCACCTATTGAACTAGCACCTAACCGTATCTACAACTGTGCATACTTACCTGTTGAAAGCGTAGAAGCTTTTGCAGAAACTATGTTCTTATTGTTAGGCGGTACCGGTGTAGGTTACTCAGTGCAACGACACCACACCCGTAAGCTACCTGAAGTAGCAGGTCCTAAGAAACGTAAGCGTAGGTTCCTAGTATCTGATAACATCGAAGGTTGGGCAGATGCAGTTAAGGTTCTATGTGAATCATACTTCTACAATACAATGGATGTAGAGTTTGACTACCGTGACATACGACCCAAGGGTGCTATGCTAATCACTACAGGTGGTAAGGCTCCCGGCCCACAGCCTTTGAAAGATTGTATTCATAACTTACGATCTATCTTTGATCAGGCTATAGGGCGACAGCTTACTACCCTTGAGGTACATGACATGATGTGCTTCATTGCTGATGCTGTACTAACTGGTGGTATCCGAAGAGCTGCTATGATCTCGTTGTTCTCAATGGATGACGCAGAGATGTTAGCATGTAAGGCTGGATCATGGTGGGAGAACAACCCGCAACGTGCAAGGTCTAATAACTCTGCAGTAATGGTACGCCATCGTATTACCAAAGATGTTTTCGAAAAGCTATGGGAACGTGTAGAGCTATCAGGTTCTGGTGAGCCGGGTATATACTTTACTAATGATAAAGACTGGGGTACTAACCCTTGCTGTGAGATTGGCTTACGTCCTTATCAGATGTGTAACCTTACAGAACTTAACGCTTCTAATGTTGTATCCCAAGAGGACCTTAACGAAAGAGCAAGGGCTGCAGCTTTAATCGGCACACTTCAAGCAGGGTACACAGACTTCCACTACTTACGACCTGAGTGGCAGGAAACCTGTGAACGTGATGCACTGATTGGTGTAGGACAAACAGGGATTGGATCAGGAAAGGTACTTAACTATGACTTGGAAGAAGCTGCAAGAGAAGTTGTCGAAGAAAACAAAAGGGTGGCTAAGCAACTGGGAATCAACTCAGCTGCACGATGCACTACGGTTAAGCCTAGTGGCACTAGTTCTTGTGTACTCGGTAGTAGTAGTGGTATTCATGCTTGGCATAATGATTACTACATTCGTCGTCAGAGGGTTGGAAAGAATGAAGCCCTATATCAGTACTTCGCTGAGAACCATCCGGAGCTGGTGGAAGACGAGTACTTCAACCCTACGGAGCAAGCTGTAATTGAAATACCACAAGAAGCACCAAAGGGATCTATACTTAGAACAGAAAGCCCTGTTGAATTACTTGACAGAGTTCGTAAGTATAATGTAGAATGGGTAGCACCGGGGCACATCGAGGGTCAAAACTCTCACAATGTATCCTGCACCATCTCTATCAAAGAAGATGAGTGGGAGCTAGCAGGTGAGTGGATGTGGAAGAACCGCTACACTTTCAATGGTATTGCTGTACTACCTTATGATGGTGGCACATATGTTCAAGCACCCTTTGAGGATATCTCAGAGGAACGCTATAGGATTATGGAGTCTGCCCTACAAAACATTGATCTAACTCAAGTGAAGGAAGTAGAAGACAAGACTGACCTCAGTGGTGAGGCGGCTTGTGCTGGTGGAGCGTGTGAAGTAACGTTCTAATATTATTAATAGACCTGAGTATAGAGTCGTTAAACTACTCGTAAAGGAAATATTATGAGCAAATATGTATTCGATGTAGAAACAAATGGTTTATTCCCTGATAAGATCTGGATGCTAGTCATGCAAGACTGCACAACAGAAGAGGTATATTCCTACTCAGACTATGACAGTGACCTACCATCTATGGCAGAGGGTTTGGATAGACTGTCTAACGCTAAGATTATTGCAGGCCATAACATCATATCGTTTGACTTGCCTGTGATGAAGAAGCTACTAGGCTGGGAGCCCTCCGAGGGTACTAGGGTTTGGGATACCTTTATTATGTCTCAACTATGTAAGTACCAAAGGGGCCACTTGCATGGGCTTAAGGGCTGGGGCGGGTTCTTTGAATACCCCAAGGGAGACCATGAGGATTGGAGCTGTTACAGTAAAGAGATGCTTGAGTATTGTATACGTGACGTAGAGCTTAACCTGAAGGTGTACAATAGAGTATCTAAAGAAGCATCTGTGCTAATCAAAAGTAACCCTAAGTTTATGCAGGCTCTTGAGCTTGAGCATGACTTTGCTAAGGTTAATGCAGAGATTACCCAGAAGGGTTGGGTGTTTGATATGGACAGAGCTGAAGCTTTGTATGAAGAAATCTTAGACAAGATGGAGCATATCGAAGACGAGTTAAACCCTCAGCTAGGTATGGTTGCAGTTATGCGTGGTAACAAAGAGGTAGACCAACTGGTTAAGAAAGACGGTACCTACTACAAGCGTGTAATAGATTGGTTCGAGATAGATGAAGACATCAAAGCTTCTGATGGTAACATCTCTGGCCCATATACTAGGGTAGAGTTTAAGCCAGTAGAACTAGGTCAGATGGCAGAGGTTAAGAAGTTCTTGTTAGATAGAGGATGGAAGCCAGACGACTGGACTGTTAAGAAAATTAACGGTACTTGGATTAAACAGAGTCCTAAACTAACTGACTCTTCACTAAAGCCCCTTGGGAAACTAGGTGAATACATCAGTGATTACTACATGTTACGTAACAGACTAGCCACTGTAGAGGGCTGGATCGAAGAGGTTAGAGATGAAGAAAAGTATAATGATGGTAGGTTGCATGGTTCTATGTTTACAATTGGTACTCCATCGTTTCGCTGTAGACACAGAGTTATCGTCAATATCCCAGGGGTCTATGCCCCATACGGGAAGGAACTACGAAGTCTACTGACTTGTGAGAAAGGCATGAAGGTTGTTGGTGCTGACTCTGCAGGTAATCAGTTCCGTGGGTTGTGCCACTATATCAATGATGATAAGTTTACCGATGAGGTAATCAACGGTGATGTACACCAACGTAATGCTGATACCCTAGGGATCTCACGACCACAAGCAAAGACTTTCATCTATGCCTATCTGTTTGGTGCAGGACATGCTAAACTAGGTGAAGCAGTATCAGGTAAGAAGTCTGCCAAGATTGGTAAGCAAGCTGATGAAACATTCAAGGCTACACTTCCGGGACTTAAGGTTCTGAAAGATAGCTTAGAGGATGAGTTCAGACACTCACAAATGAGAACTGGACAAGGCTTTATCATTGGTGCTGATGGTAGACGAGTAATGGTAGGGTCAGAGCATCAGACTTTGAACTACTTACTCCAGACTCTTGAAGGTATCACTTGTAAAGCAGCATTAGTATATGCTTACAATAAGATAAAAGAGCAAGGGCTTGAGGCTTACCCCACGCTGTTCTACCATGATGAGGTAGTGTTTGTAGCAAAGGAGTCTGACGCAGAGGCTGTAAAAGATATCTGTGTTGAGGCATTTAAAGAAGCACCTAAATCTGTAGGTGTAATGTGTATGGATGGTGATGGACAAATTGGAGACAGCTATGCTGACGTTCACTAATACTGAGTACAAAGAAGAACCAGAGTTTGACAAATGTTTTATTGATGCAGACTCAATGTTATATCGTATCGCAGCTACAACTAACTCAGACTCTCAGGCTCAAAGTACATTTGACTTGGCCCTGAAAGCTGTAATGCGAGACACTAATAGTTCTAGGGGTTACGTTGCTGTAAAAGGCAAGGGTAACTTTAGGCATGATATCACTAATGATTACAAAGCTAATCGTAACAAGTACGAGATGGACCCTAAGGTTAAGGATATTCTTAACAACCTATATGAGTACTGTTGGGCAACTGACTGTGTACCCTCAGATGGTTGTGAGGCAGATGACTTAGTATCTATCTGGGCTACTGAAGCTACCGAAGCTGGAGACTCATGGGTAATCGCACACGTTGATAAAGATATCGACATGATTCCCGGATGGCATTGGAACTTTAATAAGCAGAACTTATACCACATTGATGAAGAGACAGGTCACTATCTACTCTGCAAGCAACTACTGACTGGTGACTCTTCAGATAATATTCAAGGCTTGAAAGGTATAGGCCCCAAGACTGCTGAGAAAATACTAGATGGTGTAGATCAATCAGATATGATGGATGTAGTTAGATCCACATGGAGAGAGAAACACCCTAGAGAATGGAAAGAGAAGCTGGACTTATGCTTCAACTTAATCTATATGCGTAGATCCTTCGATGGCTTTGAACCTTTGAAACTTGATGAAGTCTTTGAAGGGAGTACGCTAAGATGAGTGAACAAGACTTAGGGCATTGGGAGTACTACGGTCCTCCCTTTGACCCTGATGAATACTTTGGATTTATTTATTTAATAACTTGCACACACCCTGAAGAACCTAAACGATACATTGGGCGTAAACAATTCCATCAGTATCGCAAGGGTAAGGATAGAGTAGTGTCTAACTGGAAGACATACAGTAGTTCTTCTAAGCATATCAACAAGCTTATAGAAGACTTCGGTAAGGATTACTTTGAGTTTGAGATGCTACAGTTATTTGAAACTAGGGGTGGGTTGTCTGCAGGGGAAGTTAAGGTACAATGGGAGCTTGATGTTCTTACTGAGAAGTATCCCGATGGTACACCTGTATTCCTCAACAGACAGATAGGTGCAATTAAGTTCATACCTAAGGAAGAAGTTAACCATGAAACAAAAGAAAGACTGTCCACAATCTCCGATAGAATACGAGAAGAGTGGAAAGACAAAGAAGGCCTCACGGATTCAGAGGAAGAAGGAATCGCAGGAAAAGAGAAGAGCGATAAAGAACCTTAAAGAAGAACGGTGGTCTTAATGAAGAAAGATAGATTTGTAAAGCATATGCCATGTAAACATTGTGGCTCGTCAGACGGAGTGGGTATGTACTCTAATGGAGTAGGTAAATGTTTCGTATGTCATAAAGTAACCTTTGAAAATGAAAGAGAAAATACAATGCAGGAATCATATCAACCAAAGCAAACTGAAAGTTTAGAAGCGATAGATGCATACGATACTCGTGGCGTACAAGAGCGTGGTATCACAAAGCAAGTCGCGGCACACTATGGTATGCGAGTAGCGTACAATCAAGACGGTACGATAGAAGCTCACTACTACCCGTACACTAAGAAGAACAAAGTTGTAGCTTATAAGATACGTCAGTTACCTAAGGACTTTAGGGTCAAGGGTGACTTCTCTGATATTGAACTGTTTGGTCAATCATCCTTTACACAAGGTGGTCGCTCTTTGGTTATCACTGAGGGCGAGTTAGACGCAATGGCAGTTGCACAAGCAAACCTATCCCACGGGGGGAAGATCTACCCCGTAGTATCCTTACCATCATCTAGCAACTTAAATCCCCTCATTAGTAATCGTGAGTGGGTGCGGTCCTTTGATACAGTTATCCTTATGTTTGATCAGGATGAAGCTGGCGAGAAGGCTATTGAGAATGCTGCAAAGATTATTGGTTGGGATAAAGTAAAGGTAGCATCCCTACCTGAAAATGATCCATGTGAGACTTTAATTAAACATGGGCACCAAGCCCTGATTAGTGCGTTCTGGTCTGCTCAACCCTACACCCCTGCCGCTGTGGTACGTGGTGAAGCTATCTGGGAAGAGTATGTCAAGCGCAAGACAGTACAATCTGTACCATACCCTTCGTGCCTCAAAGGTTTGAATGATAAGCTAGAGGGTATGCGACATGGTGAGATAACATTGTTCACCTCTGGTACTGGGTCAGGCAAGTCTACTATGATTAAAGAAATTATTTTACAGTTGAAGGAAGAGACTGAGGATAACATTGGTATGGTGTCACTAGAAGAATCAATTGGTGACTCTGCCCAGAAGTTTATTCAAATGTTTGTACCAGAAGACGCAACAGAAGAACAGGAGAGAAATGCATTTGATGGCATATTTGGAGATAATCGTCTCATCTTGCTTGATCACAACGGTGCTGTATCTGATTCTTCTCTTATAGACCAAATAGAGAACTTGTGTTTATTAGGTTGCAAGTACTTAGTCCTTGACCATATTACTATTGCAGTATCAGAAGGTACTGATGGTAAAAGTGGTAACGAGGCTATCGACGCTGTAATGTCTGACTTACTTAAGGTTGTAAAGAAGCACGATGTTTGGTTGGGTATCATATCCCACCTACGTAAGTCTCAAGGTAAGTCCTTCGAAGAGGGACACCTAGCTTCCATAGATGACATCAAAGGTTCTGGCTCAATCAAACAGATTAGTTTTGATATTGTTACATTTGCACGTAACTTGATAGCACAGAATGAAGACGAGAGAAACACGATACACCTAAGGGTCCTGAAGTCTAGATTCACAGGGCTTACTGGTGATTGTGGTTCAGCATATTATGATCAACGGACGAAACGTTTGAAAGGTCAGGTAGATTTCTTAGATTACAAAGCAGGAGTGTAAATTGGCTGGAGCTATACATGCAGTAGCAGAGTATATAAGAAGTAACAGAGAAGGTGCCCGGGGTAGGAATCACTCGGGCATCGAACTCTTGAACCGGCATATGGACTATGGTTTAAAGTATGAAGAGCTGACTATATGTGCAGTGCAAGCAGCTCAGAGTACCTTCCTAAGGTCTCGCAACAGCAGTAAGAGTTTCAAACTAACAGCTACATCTACGGCCATAGGGTTAGCAGTACTATCCCGAATGGGTATCAAGAATAGTTCTTACACAGAGTTATTCGCAGTAGGTGATCTGTTTATTGAAGCATTCCTTAAGCTTAAGTTCATAGAGATTGAACGAGAGTACGAAGGATATCGTGCGCCATATGTTATATTTTTAACAGAGAACTGGGAGTTACTTGGGGATATCCCTGAGGATTTCGAGAAGGCTACCTTAACTGGTACTAGCTTCCGAAGATTCCCGAAGATAACTGGGCTAAGAAACCCAGTGACTAAGAGGCCGTATATCAAACGTATGACCTCTGAGAGGGACTTTAGCCAGTGCCTTGACCAACCCTTTGTCAAAGCCTTAGATAAGCTACAAGGGACTGCTTGGCGCCTTAACGTGGATCTTGTTAAGGCTCTTAGGGATAACGTCACTAAGTTTATAGATATGAAAGATAAGAGTGACAAAGCTAGGTCAAAACGAATTGAGATGAAGTTTATCCTCAACAAAGCAAGAGCAATAAGTGACAATACATTCTATCAAGCGGTAGAGTGTGACTACAGAGGTAGAGTGTACTACACAGAACCATTCCTGAACTTCCAAGGATCTGATCTAGCCAAGGGTTTGTTTGAGTTTAACGACACCAAAGCTATGGATGACCGAGGGTTCTTTTGGCTGTGCGTACATACTGCTTGTTCCTACAATCAATCCTATACAATAAAGGAGCTAGAGAAGTTAACATGGTTAACCGAAGACTACAGGCAGCACTTAGCCGAAGAAGGCTTGGATACTATTTCAGTAGACAAAATGACGTTAGAA